ATCTTTTTTAAATTGATCTACATCATCGTTACCATTATCAATTGCTCGATTATTATTACGAATTGAATCGATTTCAGCATTCAATGTCTTAATTGAATTTTGCCATGAACGAATATCAGCATTATAACCTGTGATCTGAGAATTTAGTGATGTGATTTGAGCATTGATCGCTATAATTTCGTTGAGACGAGCTTCGAGATTTTGTATTTGCTGCTCGATCGCAGCCATGGCTTCCGAGATCTCGGAAGTCTTAGATACTCTATTTTCAATCCATTCTTTCTTAAAGTCGTGATTGATACTCTGCCTGCAGGTCGGGCAATTGTCATGATCATGAAAGAAGGATATTTCTTTATTGAACTTGCGGACCTTGGTTTCAAGATCTGTCTCCATCTGCAGTAGCTTATTTTTACGCTTACTTACTTTATCATGATCTTCAATTTCATGCAAGAATGTAGAAATATTAGTTGAAAGAAGTTCAATAGTTTTTTCTGTAGAATGTACTCGATCTTCAAGCTCAACAATCATATCTTGCTTAGCTTTAATCAAATCTTCATTGTTAGTACGAATAGATATAATATGCTTCTCAGCCAGTTCAATTTTGTTTTCAATTAGATTGATCTTATGATCTACTTCATTAATATCAGACTTGTTTTGGCCAATCTTTTCTTTCAGAAGAGTATTCATAGTACTAAAGATTTGAATATCCAATAGGTCTTCAATCACTTCTCTGCGTGCGTGTGCAGGAAGTTGCATAAAGGGCAGATAATTTGCAGAACCTAGGACTACAATCTGACCGAAAGATTTGAAACTTAGTTTCAGGATTTGCTTCTCAAATAGATCTTGATAATCTTTAACAGACGAATTTTGGTTTATTAGTACACTATTTTGGTAAATCTCGAATAGGTGTGGTTTCATACCCCTTCGAACAAGAAAATCATTTTTACCGACAGAGAACTCACATTCTGCAATAAGTCCCTTATTTGTGATAGAATTCATCAATTGTGGCTTATTGATGTTTCGAAATGGCTTACCATAAAGAGCAAAAACCAGCGCGTCCAAGATCGTGGACTTGCCGGCACCATTTTCACCAACGATTAATGTTGACTTAGTACGATCTAGTTGGATCTCAGTCATCTGATTACCAGTTGACAAGAGATTCTGCCAACGCAGTTTTTTAAAGTGAATCATTTATTTCCCGTCATCCATTAATTGGAAGTCACGATGCATGTAACCAGCATCGTAAGCAGCCTTTAACCACTTCAGTAGAATTTCTGGGTTATCGCCCTGATAGTGTGAAGCATCTTCCCAGAACCATTCAGCTCTTAAACTGAAGTTCTGTTGTTGATAGAACCAGTCTTCGAATGTCATAACTACTCCACACTTAAAGCTTCACCATACAACGTTCTTAGAAAATTGTCAAGTCTTTTTTTGTCTACCGGAGTTTCCCACTGGTCAACTACCTTAGTCAAAATTGTAAGAGTATCTTCTGCTTCATTTATAATATCGCTATCATCTTCTAAATGAAGATTTAAATTGTCTTCAACCACCTGAATATCTAGAGCACCAGCTTTTTCCAGTTTATCAATATACGTATCAAACCAGAAAGGATTGTTCTTGCTCTTAACAATGACTTTAACATATGTGCCTTTGACAGAATCAAAATCAAAGGTGTTAACATGTTCAAAGTCTGCCCAATGAGTATCATCATAAAACCACTTCTGAAACATCGTGAATGGATTCTGAATAAATGTTAACTCACGCGTGTCTGTGTCAAATATATGAAAACCGCGTGGATCATCATAATCAGACCAAGACATCTCATAGGGTGCGCCAAGGTAATTGATATTACCGCGCGTGGATTTATGATGGAAGTGACCAGAACAAACCATATCAAACTTATTAAAAATGCTAGCACTAAATCCGTGGTCATTTACCGCGCCTTTATACATTTCAAATCCAGCTAATTCTAAATGTCCAAATAAAACTTGAGCATCTGTGTCATTTATAAACTGCATACTTTCATCATAATTACCAGAGCAAATCCATGGAAGCACAGCTAGCTTTAAGCCATCAATATCTACTTCAGTGGGATCAGAATAATAATGAATGTTATATGTCGAGTGATCAAAAAGTTCACGCATCGAATTCACGTCATTTGTGTTCTTAAATGATGTGTCGTGATTACCAATGATAACATCTAGTCTAATTGCTGAAGCATCACAGTGTTCGACGAATCGGCGTAAATGTCTTGCGGTGACGAAGTTGATATATTTTCTACGATCGACAATATCACCCAAGTGAAAAATACGGCTAATACCATTAGCAGCAAGATACGGAAAGAAGTGTTCATAATAAAACCTATTGAAATATTCAGCAAAAGCTACAGAGTCACCTCGAGCACCCCAGTGAGTATCAGTGATTAAAGCAATTTTCATTAAAAAACTTTCTTAGTTTTCTTATCATATTCACGAAGAGATTTATCACAGAAATCACGAATATTCTGTAGATTTGTCATATAGTTATATCGAATCGACATTGAATTACTAGGGTTTAACATATTTTCTCTGTATTGCTCTAGCAATGGTGGAATATTTAAATTACTCATCTTGATCCTCAATAAATTTTTCTACGCCCTTCTTGGGCTTTTGCTTTACAGGAAGTTTGGCTTCATACTTTTCGGCAAGTTCTGCTAGCTTTTCATTTACATTAATATACACCGCATCAAAATGACTTCTATCTTCAGGAGCCATATCAACAAGAGTATTCATAATTATAGAATTTTCGAAACTCTTGTGTTTAATATAAAGTTGTTTCTTTTCTTTTTCAATTCTACGTAAGAATGCATTATATGTAATCTGTGTAAAATATGCAAATGGATTATTAGTCTTATCTGGATTAAAGTTATGAAGATATCTCAAGCAATTCTCAATTGCGTCTCCAACCATTTCCTCACGATAAGAATATCCAGCGAAGTTTGGTCGAGTCGCGAGACGCTGTGCAATTAACATAATACACTTACCAACATAATTTGGTACTGGAGGACGATCTTCTCCAAGGCGCTTTGTTTCCTGATACGCAGTATGGTACTTAATCATCTCAGTATAAAAAAGCTTATTATCAATATAATGAATTGGCTTCTTCTTTTTAGGTAGTGGTGTAGTAATTTTCATTATTAATAACCTTAATTCAACGTTGGTTTTGACATCATGCTAATTAGTTTTTTATAACGCTCTTCAGACTTATTCATTTGTTCTAGAGCATGTTTTAAATAAGAATCAACGTCGGCTCCAGCTGCACACTCTACTAATTTTTTATAGTAATTGACCATAGATTCGCTTGGAACAAAGCTAAATACAATCTTGTTGTTATCTATAATTATATAATCAGATGCAGAAAATGTCAACACTTTTGTTATCTTAGAGCCCAGAATTCCAGATTCATCCATCGCATCTGTAATATAAAATGGGTTTATAATCTTGTAGTAATCAGGTTGAGGTTCTATTTCTCCGATGATTTGTTCACCGCTAATAAGATTAAATACTCTGAACTGCATATTCTATACCCTTACGTTATAGATTTGGTACTCAAATTGTTCCGAATCGTAGATTTTAGTTCGTTCTATAAAATGTTTAAGAGTATAATTTTGGTGTGACTTATAAGATAAATCATCTACAATATCATACAAAATAGCGCCTTCTTGTTTTTCTTTATGAAGCCGAAGCATTCTACCGATCGACTGTAAAACTTTAATTTTTGATTTAGACGGAGAAGCAGCAATCATATGATGAAGTCTATTAATTGAAACACCAGTTGAAGTAGTACCTAATGATGCTAACAGAATTGCATTCTCTTCTTCTTCTATCGCTTTTCGAATACTTTCACGAGTGTCACCACTAACAGAACCATCAATATAAAATACGTTATGATCTGTGCTTCTTGTGATGAGATCATAGAGTGATTTCCCATGATCCACAATTCTAAAGAAAACAAGCTTATTACCTTTCAGAGATAAACATAAGTTCTTTATGAACTTGTTACGTTCAGTAGAAGATATCAGATAATCAATTTCTTCAGCATATGTTTTTCCTCGTACACTCTTTGCAATTTCATCAGAGTATTTAAGTACAATACATTTAATTTTCAGCTTAGAAACATATCCTTGATCCATGAGCTCTTTAGTAGAGACTGCTTTATATTTTGGACCAAACAATCCTTCAATTGTTGCTTCATTGAGAGGATTACCATCAAGAGTTCCTGTGGTTCCGAATCTATATTTACAGTACTGTAAGCTACTCAGAATTTGAATAAGCGAGGTTGCTTTTGCTCCGTGAGCTTCATCTCCAAACACTACACCAAATTGTTGGTACCATGATTTTGGCATTTTATTTTTGCCATTATTTAATGACTGCCAAGTTGTAATTACAATATCAGTTGGAACGTCGTTTGATCTATTTATTCCTTCTGTACTGCAATGAATTGTACCAGTGTATCCATAATCTCTAAAATCGCTGGCCATCTGATTCACCAGACCAATGGTAGGAACAATGATCAATCCTTTATGACCGAACTGCTGGTACCATCTCATAAGAACATAGATCATGAAAGACTTACCAGAAGATGTTGGACTTACTAAAGTTCTTCTTGTAGATCTTAAACACTTTAAGATAGAATCAAACTGATAGTCTCGTGACTGGTATTTTTCCGGAATATTAAGAGATTGAATAAACTGCTCGAGTTCGAACTCAGAAATGTTTTCGTAGAATAATTCTTCATCAAACGAGAAACTATAGCCACGACTATCACAAAATTTCTTTATACGTTGAGCAAGACCAGCATAACAAGTGCCTGACATCCTATTAATTAATGAAATATTCCCATCCCAAAGTCTGGCTTTGTACTTAGGATTAAACTTATATCCATCTGCTTTCCATGTAAAAGCATCAGCCAGTTCCATGATTGTCGAAGATTCTGCGCAGACCTTAATATGTACTCTGTCTATGAATTTTAAATGTACATCACTCATTAAATACCAACTTTGAACTTCTCAAAATCGATAGCAGCTTTAATATTGAAACCACGATTTGTAAGAGATTTGATGACTGACTCAAGAAGATCTAACTTCTCTTGCTGAATGCCAATTTTAAGTGTGAGGTTAATCACTTCTGTATCAGCGTCGATGTAGTTGTTCACGTCCGAACGAATGATCTTACCCTGAGGTGGCAACCGCCAACCCTTGGCATGAGTTTCTTCCGTCGGACCCATAGTAAAGAACTCGTGTTTAGCCAACTTCAATTGCTTGAATTCGGCTTCATATTTACGAAGAATCAAACGTTCATTCGTAAACATCTTAAAATACTTATGGTGAAGCTTAGGAATACGTAAAACTTCGTCGCTCAACTCTGTGCGATCGATAGTTGCGTCTTTTTCCCATTCGGAGTATATATCTTCAAGTTTCATAATATAAGTCTACCACAGATTGCAAAAAATGTCAACTAAATTAGTTCGATATTATACTTTAAAAATTTAAAATTTGCTGTACACTGAATATAGTTGACATCTGAGTCAGTTGTGTTAAAATCTAAATTGCCCAAACTAATTGGAAAAGCATCATGAAAAACTACTTTAATGTTTGGCTGCATAGAACTATTCATAATAATCAAAGTAATATCAGAATATTCAGTTTCTGCACTTCCGAGTGGAGCCTGTCTAAGAGACTTGAATTGATCAAAATTTTCTGATGGTCCTAATTTAACCATCCAGTTGTGAAGCTCGAGATAGTCATTAATATCTTCACTCACTCTAAATGTAATAGACAAAGGACTATATTTAATATTTCCTGCAAGAGGAATTGATACAAACGGTGTAGGAGAATTAGCATCTCCTAGATCAACACCTGGAAGACTCACATTTTGAATGTTAAAGTCTAGATTAGGAGCACGCATAAGAGTGAATTTAAATCCCAGAGGAGATAAGAAATTCTTGTTTGTTGGAATATTTAAAACAGACATAGTATTCCTTTAAGACTTAATATCATTATACCATAACTATTTATAATGTCAACAGATAAAAAGAGAGGGAGCCGAAGCTCCCTCTCCAGGTTTGGTTGGTTATCCCAACTCTTATGATTACATAAGGTTAGAAACAAGAACGCGGCGATAGTACTTGTTCGAATCCTGCTCAAGAGTAGCTGATGTATCAGCAGCAGTTGTACCCTTAGCGAATGGATTTGGAGCCATACCGTAACGAGTCTTGAAGCCGATCTTTGGCTGGAATGAGCCTGGATCAACTGCACGAACCATCTGTAGTGGAACGTATGGGCAGTAGAAGAGACCAGCATCATAAGGGTTCGAACCCTTATAACCAGTAACAAGATAGTTAGTACCAGCATAAGGATCAATATAAACCTTGATGCGGCCATTGATAACACCAGCAAAAGTATTGCCAGTATCGTCAATGTTTAGCGAGTTAGTATTAAGAGCTGGAGCGTAATCAAGAACACCAGCCATCTGAAGAGCCGAAGCTACGTCCGACGAACAGATGATAACGTTACCCTTACCACGACGGGTTTGCTTAGCAATCTGGTTGCATTCGCGTTCAATCTGGAATAGAAGACCCTTGAACTTTTCAACAGCCCAACGACCGTTTGAATCGGTATCAAGATCAAAAATACCTGCAGTTGTTGTACCGTCAGCAGCACCACGTTCAGCAGTGATGATGATTGAACGAACAACTTCGCGGTTGATTTCTGCAAGAATTTCAGCCGAAAGAATGTTTGAAAGTTCTGATTCAGCATCAAGACCATGAATTGCCTTTAGATCCTGTGCAAGTTCTAAAGTATATTCTGCCTTGAGAGCGCGAGTCTTAGCAGACACAGTAACCTTCTCGATTGAGAAGCCCATTTCTGGGAAAATATATGTGCTATTTGCGCCAAGAAGTTCGCCTGTACCAAGCAGAAGACCCATTGTGTAGTTATAGGTCGAGTTACCTGCGTTGTTTGACGAACCAGGAGCTGTACCAACAGTGTTAGCACCAACAGCAGTTGCCGAACCGGCACCGGTGTTAGCAGCATCAACACCAGCGCCTAGACGCGAAGAGTGACCGGTGTTTGCTTCGTTGTAGAATGCTTCTGAAACGCTTGAATCAGTTGTGTTAGCATAATGCGAACGCATTGCAAAGATAAGGCCAGTTGGGCCCGACATTGGCTGAACGCCGCAGATATCATAAGCAATCAGGTTTGGCATCGAACGACGAACCAGCGAAATAAGTACTGGATCAAAGTTTGCAGCATTACCAGCTGTGTTGACGTGTGTAGCTTCTCCAAGAAGATGTTGTGATCCACCTTGGCCAGCAGCTTCACGAAGAGCCTGCTCGGTATTTTCTAGAATTTGTGCGGTCACATAGCGCTTCTGAGCGTTTGTGATCTCTGGTAGATCACCATGCTCAAGCACTGGCTTCCACTTGTTTTGTAGTTCCTCAGCTAACATTTTATTCTCCCCTTACCTTTCTGGGTATTTGATGTTTTATTTATTACTTTACGTTTCTTGAAATTGCAGTTACATAGTTAGCCATATGAGCTGGTACTTCTACAATTTGATTGGTACCTTCTTCGGCTTCTTCAGTAATTACTCCGGTAGTACCTTCTTTCTTTTCAGAGAAGTACTTATTCTTAAGAATGTGGAGCTTTTTGGCATATGTCTCAGAATTACCAAATTCAATGCCTTCTGCTAGTGTGCGAAGCTTTTCAATTTGTGTTGCCACTAAGCCCTCACTAACTTCGTCAAAAGTAGCTTCCATGGTTGCTTCATCAATAACTGATTGAAGCTCAAGCTGCTTATTCACAGATTCGTCAAGCTTACTTTCTAGATCTTCGATTTGAGCTTGAAGCTCACCAAGAATGTCAAGCTTTTCATCAGGTACATTAATGTAACTTTCAGCAAACAGATTACGCAGACCTTCCATGAAGTCTTCTGCAACGTTTGCGCGGATCGATGATTCGATAGCAATCTTGTTATCTTCGATCCACTGTTCCACTACGTAGTCAAGATATTGATCGACCTTTTCGGTCATCTCTTCTTGAATAGCAACTACAGCTTCATCAAGCTTTGTTGCAAATTCTTCTTCTAGGCGAACTGTTTCCAGATTCATACGAGCTGTAACAGCGGCTTCAAAAATAGTCGAAGCGCGCTCCTTGAATTCTTCAGAAAGATCTTCGCCGCTGAACATTTCAGCTACGTCTTCCTTAACTGCACCAAGAGTTGCAGCTGGCATCTGTCCAAGAGCAGGACCGCCACCAGGGGCAGTTGCTGAAGGAACACCGTCGGCGCTGTACTTCTTAATAGAATCATTGAAGAGATGCGATAGATCTTCTTTACCAAGCTGAGCTAACAGCGAAGTAAATGTAGCAAGCATCTCAATACGAGTTGGATTTGGCTTTAGTGTTTCCGAAGCCGCTGATTCGTCAAGATTTTCTTCGTTCTCAACGATATCAGTTAGGTCCTTATCTGACATTTTGCACTCCTTAGTTAATTTAACTTATTTATTTGATTCAGGATTTCGAAATATTGTTGAGAAAATTCTCAAAAATCTTAAATTTCTTTGCTTCTAGTTCTCTAGAAGTTGCGGCTTTTTCAATGATTTGAACTGTTTGTTCTACAACTTGAGCTTTCTTTGCAATAAGTAGATCGTTTTCCCATATCCACTCTACACCTTCCATGATGCCATTGACAAAAGCATCAGGAGCAGAAGGGTCTGCTACAATATCAGCTGCAGTTGCTAAGTAAAAGTCATTTTGTACTTCATTGATTCCTTCTTTGTTAAGCTTTAATGAGCCCATACCACGAGAAGAAACACCAAGCTTTACACCCTCAGAAACAAGACCTTTGGCAATGCTACCAAAAGGAGTATCCATAAGCTTAGCTTTGCCGATGAAGTTATTACCTTCTTGGCGAAGATTTGTAATAAGATGAGAAACTCGATCAAGATTAATCTGTGGACCTTCTGGGTGACCAAGTTCACCTAGAGCTCTGCCAGACTTTACATATGCTTCGTTGTAGCGTTCAACTTCTTTGGCAAGAGTTTCAACTGGATACATACGTCCGTTGCGATTCTTGATGCCACCCTGAAGAAACACGCCTTCGATGAATACGTTCTTCTTGCCGTCTTCTCTAGCTTCAGTAACTGTTTTGAGGTCTTCAAAGACTTCTGTAATAAGTTTCATTTTCTTACCTTAACTGTTATTATATTCAGAAATGAATGTGCCAACCTTTTGAAGTTCAAAAAGAACATAACCATTTGCAGTTCCGACAAACTCTACACTAAGGTTTGCTGTTTGACTGACAGTAAGAGCCATACCGCATCCGGCATAGTCCTTGTAACCTGTCGAATCATATATTGCAATAGGAGTTGCACCGCGCTTGATTACGGCATAACCGTTCGGATCAAGGCCCCAGTATATCTGAGTAATATAAGCACCAGAAAGAACTTCATTGCTAACTGCAAGACATGTAGCAGATGAATCGACGTTTGTTGTAGTACTATTACCAGATACTTTAATCGTAGTATTAGCAGCAGAAACGTGAATAGTGGCAGCAGTATTTTTCTTATTTGAAATAATTGTTACGGCCATTATTCACCTCTATGACTAATTGCGAAGTCGAGCATTGAATCAACACCTTCTGGTGTCTGACATGCTTCAAGGAACTTCTTTTGGTTGTCTTCATTTAATTTATCAAACACAGAAAGCATGGTACGACGATGTGATTCTGTGAGATCACCAAGAAGCTCAGCTAGCTTTTCTTCCTTACGAAGTGGCTTACCACCACGTTCTGCAGTAAGTTTAGCAGCAATCGCCATAGCACGACGCTTCTCTTGCGACTTGCCCTTGAACTGTGGAGCATCAGACTTCTGGAAATCCTTAATTACAGTTCCCATCGAAGCCTTGTCCATGTTGAGCTTTTCTTCGATTTCGACTTCTTCCTTAGCATTTACTTTAGCTTTACCAGCTAGTTTTCTAGTTGCTTTTGAAATACCAATTTGGCGAGTAAGGCTCTTCATGATCTTACCTGAATCATACTTACCTTCACCACCTTCTTTCTTACCGGCACGATAAGCTTGGTTATGAACGTCTTGAGCTGACTTTTCAATGTATGAGTGAAGAGTGTTCTTCGACAGTTCGTCAATATGTTCGGCTTCTTCAGTCTTCAGGCTTTCACCGCGCTTTACAAGTTGCTTGCCAGAAGCTTGTGCGCCTGCTGCTCTCTTACGAAGAGTCTTGGTATCCTTCTGATCCTTCGACCAGTCGCCACCGCCCATCTTCATCTTATCGACGATAGCGTTGCCTTGAGCACGAGCCTTCTTGCGATAGCTTTGCAGTGTAGCAGTTGACAGCTCGTCGATTTGCTCTTCTTCGAGTCTATTGACACCGAGCTTCTTGCGAACAGCGTGTGAAAGAGCAACGTACCCTACACCGAAATCATTAGCAGCTGAACGAACATGGCTCTTACGAACATTATCGCCATAGCGCTTGATTAGGTGTGCTGCGATCTTAGCTGATTCATCTAGCTCTTCAGCTTCTTCAGCGACTTTCTTTTTCTTGCGAAGAAGTTTGAAGTCATGAGCATCGACCTTGCCATTCTTGTTGGCATCGATCTTATGCTGATTGCCCTTGAGTTCCTCGTAGACCTTCTCGTCTTCGCCTGGGTTATAGCCATGACGCTCTTTACGGCGGTCGATCGGCTTTACCTTTGAACCCTTGAATACTTCATCACCATTGCCATTGCGATCTGGGTGCTTGACAACAACGTGCTTATCCACGAACTTCTGTTCGTCAGGATTTTTAACCTTCAGGTAACCTTCTAGGAATTGATTAAGCGTCTTCGCCATCGTCTTCAAACCCTTCTAAATCTTCGTCTTCTAAATCTTCGTCTTCGTCGTCCCAGTCGATATCGTCTAAATCATCGTCGTCAAGATCTAGATCGTCATCATCGAGATCTAAATCATCGTCGTCAAGATCTAGATCATCGTCGTCGTCGACAGAATCTTCTTGCGAAGCAAACATACTTTGTGCTACAGAGATTTTCATATCATCAATAGCTGTGCTTGCTTTTTGACCCATAATTTCATCGAAAGCAGAAGCAAATTTAGTTGGCTGCTGATTCATAGAGTAATTAAGTAGATCATCAATATCGGCCATAGTTTCCTCCAAAATTTTTATTATTTATATCACGCGGGTTTCTTAACTAGATCTGGAACTTTAGGTAGAGAAGGAACTTTAGAAGTCTTTCCTGTGTCTGGTCCTAATGCTCCACTGGTATCTTCCGGTCCTTGATCTTCTACAGGCTGGCCATCAGATCCCATTTCAACCGGTGGATTATATTGTGGGTTGTCTTGTTCTTCTACAATTTGTTCATCAATTTCTTTTATATCTCTTTCAGTCTGATACAGAACATTACGGCGTATCCATTCGTGTGAATAATACTTGCCGGTGTAATCATCAATATCACGAAGCATTGATACACGATCACGAAGAATTTCAGTGTTTCTTAATTCGGAAAAATGATTGTCTTCTGAATATTCGTATTTGAAATTAGATTTAAATTCTTGCCAATCTTCACTAGTAATAACACCCTTTAGAATCAATTGTTTCTCAAGAATTTTATTAAAGAGTTCTGAAAACTTACCACGAAGGCGAGTAACAAACTTAGCAAATTTAACTTCATCGCGTGATATTTCAGTAGCACGACCAAAATTATAACTTTGTTCTGGATCAAGACGAGTAACTGGAACATTTAATGATTTATAAAGCTTGCGTTGGAAGTAAACCACATCATCCATTTGACCGAGGTTTTGACCACCGGGAAGAGTTGTAATTTCTGTTCCTTTACCACCCTCACGTCGTGGCAGCCAGAAATCTTCAAGCATTGTCATGTGCTTACGATCATCGCGAATTTCACCGGTCTGAGCGTCATAAACTACACGATTCTTAAAGCGAGTCATAATATCACGAAGATATTGCTCAGCTTTCATCTTTGGTAAATTACCAACATCAATGTAGAAGACTCGGCGTTCAGGAGCTCGTGAAATACGGTAGATAACCAGAGAGTCTTCCATTGACTTTAACTGATTGAGAGGTTTGATTGCTTTCTGTAAATGACCAATTACCATATCACCACCGACATTTACAAGTCCAGATGATACACTAACAACAGCATCTACTGCAATCCGGATTCCTTGTGAGCCGGGATCATTATAAGTAGAGCCTTGAGTAGGAGCTTTAGCAAATCCTTTATCATTATAGATAAAGAATTCTTCTACAGTTTTATTAACCATGGCACTAGAAGTTTTATTTACTCGAGCTCGTCTTTGAGTTTTGATCTTACGAATTTTACGAGGATCAACATATCTTAATTCTTTAATTCCATCCCGCGGAGTTTTTTCATCAATAATAGCATGATAGTATAGTCTACCATCAACATACCATTTACGGAAAATTTCATAAGCGTGTTGATTAAATTCAAGCAACTCAAGAGTATTGTCAAACTCTTCTAGAATCATCTTCTTGATATTTTCAGGTTGTTTTAAATCGTCAAGGTTAAGACTTACGATCTCTTTCTTTGGATCCATAACAATAGCTTCATTGATAATATCATCAACAGCCATTTCAATGTCTGGGTGCATAGAAATTTCACGATACTTGCTAACAAGTTCCGCTTCGTTTCTTACTGAACCTTCAAGATCGACATATTGGCCATAAGCACCACCTTCAGAAACAACAAGAGCTCCATCTTCTTCCACTTTTGGTGCAAATGAAGGAAGTTCTTGTTCTGGTTTCTTTCTTACAATCTGAAAACCAAATAATTCGGCCATGAGGACTCCTAATTAACAAAAAAAAGTAAGGGGAGTGATTACCCCTTACTTATTATTCACCACCGGCGTTGTCGGTAGCGCCACCACTTACAGTCCAATAATCATATGAGAATGTAACCTGGAATGATTCAATTTGATCAGTTGTTCCCCAATCTAATTCTATTGGAGAAATAACACTTGGAAAAATTCCATTGAACTTGTATTCACGTAATGCGGTTCCATCTTTTGCATACTGAATTACAGTAGCATTAGACTTGTAACGATTAATTTCGCGAACGTTGCGTTCAAATCTATTAATCTGATTTGACCATTCTTCCATTGCATTACGGATTAAAAAGTCTTCATCATTAATAATTGTAACTGTCCAATCGCCAAAAGTTCTATCTCCTGCCAACTTCATTTGTCGGCCAAAGTAAAACACTGGAATTACTCCCAATTGAGCTTCTGGAATCTGAGCAGCTTGCACCAAGAATGGTGATTTGAGATCACCAGAACTATTTGCAGGATTGTTAATACGCACCTGGAAAAGATTCTGACGAGCGCCGCCATAGACCAGTTGGCTTCTCATTTCATTGATATTAAAAGCCATTCTTATTTCCTCCTAGTTTCTTTTATTTATTAAAACTGGCCGACAATTTCATTGAACTCTACACCAGATCTTACAGCAACAAAGTTCAATTGAATGAAGTTGATGCTCTTAGCTGGTTTAATGTAGATATCACCAACAAAGCGATTAGTATCAATAACTTCTGCTGTATTGTTTGTTTCATCGCAAACAACACGGAAGTCTGTAATACCACGGCGACCTTGAACATCACGGAGGAATGGTTCAATTAGATTTAGGAATTGTGCTCTAGTAAACTCATCATTGAATTCAAAGAGCATTTGATTTGCGGCAGTTGCAATTGTCTTTTCTAGAATAATGAACAAACGACGTACGTTGATACGATCGAAAGCGCTCGGACGTCCAAGAGCAGTCTTATCGCCGAATAGAATAGTTCCCTGTCCTGGTTGTGTAATTACTGGGTTAACATCATTCTTATAAAGAAGATCACGATCTGTCTTGCTTGGGCTATAAGCTAGCTTTACAAGATTCTTGATCTGGCCACGAGTATAACCAGCAGGCGAGAACCAAGGATCACGTAGATCATCAGAACGAGCTGTCAGACCAGCAATATCACCATTCAGTGGAACATATCGATATACGTCATTGTATTTGTCGTACTGATACTTGTAACCCGAGTCGATGAATGCATACGAGCTATTGCGTACGCTCTGACGGAAGGTTACAATGTTTGAAGCTTGTGAACCTTCTACTCCGCTTCCGACAACATCAGCTCTTTCAGGAGAAACGAATACTACACAGTCTTTACGACTTTCAGCAATATTATCAATTAGATAGTTAGCTAATTGTGCTCCGTTAGATAAACCAACAGACTTTCCAGTTATGAGTAGAGATACATCGACAGAAGTTGGATCTGAGAATAAATCATATGCTGAGGCGAGTGCTGTTACAGGAGCATTAGTTTCTGTAATACCATCACGGCCAGCAATAAACGACTTAGAGTATGGAACAGATGTAGTCGAATTAGCAAGACTTCCTGCTAATCCAGTAGCATCTTCAGAGCGATCGCCGGTTGCCCACACATAGCGCGAGTTGTCATTAATAACTGTTTTATAGAAAGCTGTTGTACCATCTTCACCAATAGCATCTGAAGCACGAGATAGATTCTCATAAACTTCTAGAACAGTTCCTGGCGTACCTGAGAACTTACCATCTTCGTCGACAACTACAACACTTACTTCATCAACAACAGTTAAACCACGGTCTGATAAGTAACGCGATGTGCCTGGAGCCGCCGGAATAGTATTATAGAATTCCCAATTACGAGTGATTGTATTTGCTGTGTAATTTGCTGCACGATTCCAAGTATCTTCAAATGTGATCGAGAAGTAAGCTTGAGTAGCAGCATCATCAGATGTAATTGTTGGTAGAGATTTAATCTTCAGTGCTTGTGTACCTACACTGCTATTACCAAGTTGAATATAATCACCAACAGATAGAGATTGTAAAATATTATTAGCAGTTGTTTTTACTTCAGCATAAGATAAAGTACCTGAACCAGCATAAGTTAAGAATACATTTGCTGTTGATGAGTTAACATTAATGCTAATACCACCAGCCGCAAGTAAACCAAGTTCATATGTAGCTGATGTTCCACCAACACTAGTGTTGCTAAATGGATCAATTGTACGTACATATTGAGCAGCTGAAGAACACTGTGAAACACGTAGAGAATTTCCAAGGTCGCCAGGATAACGAGCTACAAACTGTGTATTTACAAATGCTGAATTTGCTGGACCCTTGTCTTCAAAGTCATCAGCATTCTTTACAATATTGCTAGCAAGAGCAACAACTCCACTATTAGCAACAGCATTCAGAGCAAGAGTATTTGCAAAGAAGTTAAGTTGAGCATCTGTAGAAGAGGTAGCATTTGCACTTAGAACGACTGTAGTATTTGCAGAACCAGCTGATGTAGCAGAAACAACAACAGTTCCATCTGGAATTCCTGCACCAAATACAGCATAACCTGCAGCAATACCATAAGTATTACCAGTTAAAATAACTGTTGAGTTGCTATTTAGATTTGCAGAAGCGGCAGCAACTGTATTAGAAAAACCGGTTGTTACTGCAGCACGACTTACATATAAAGCATTACCATATGCGAGAAAGTTTGCTGCTGTAAAGAATGTTTCATAATCGTCGGTTGTTGGCTTGCCGTAGCGCGCCGCTAACATATTTTCTGAATCTACTAGAATAAATTTCCCGATTGGACCCCATCCAAATACACCAGCAAATCCACCAACAGTGGTGGCTAAAGCTGGTACAGTAGTTGAAAGATCAATCTCGGAAATATTAATTCCAGGGCTGACTTGAAACGCCATTGTTATCTCCCTTAGTCGAAGGTTATATACGAGTTTTGTTTTATTTATAAGTTAAGGAAATTGCGTTTCTGCTCTGCCCAAAACTCGTCTCGGTAAGTATTATCATCATTAGCTATTACTGATTCATTACTCTGATTGTCGTAATCATCATCGCCAGTGCTCATAAGTCCAAATGGAAGCATTTCTTCCTGAAACATTTTTTCATTTTGATCATAAATTTGTTTACGAATATCAACATCTGTAAGTTCTTTTAGATATGGCTGCGTAGTTAACCAAGCAAAAAGAACACAACACATGGCCATATCATCATGACCATCTTCTGCTTCGTACGATTGATTACCTTTAAGACTATTTTTGAGAGAGAATCGAGTTAATTCATAAATTGTATCATAATCTACAATAATAAGTTTATCAGATTCTACTAAAGTTTTAAGAGTAGCACAACCGATTCTCTTTACTTGTTTAGTAGTTCTAACACCGCGTGTTGTCGAAACAGAAAAACCACCAGAAAGACTTTGACCAGATCTGCCATTATTAGCAGTAACAAACACACCCTCATATTCTAAATCATAATGCAGAATATCAGCAACTTGCTGTCCAATATCATTAGTTTCTACTAGAACAACAGCATCATTATAGTGTTTTGCAACTTCATGAATAATATTAGGATATATCAACGGACTAATTAAATTATTTCTAAATGTGGCGACCTGCTTATATGGTAGATTGTTCACATTCACAACCATAAATGCTGAATAGTCAGCACCGGCTCCACGAGCAGTATCTACAATGATTGCATAGATACTATCTTTTATTGGCTCTTCATACATTTTAAGCCCAGCTGGCGTTATATGAATCGGTTGTTTATAAACCATGTTACGCAGTTTATTTGGATTAATCAGTGTGTTTGAAGATCCGAGGAACTCACATTCATATTCCTGACGAAATTGATCTTCGCTCGTGTTAGCAATTGTTTCTTCTCTCCATGCCTGATCACGGCCTGGAATTTGCGACCAATGAACATCCACTCGAGTATAAGCATTACGAGCTTCTTCAGACTCTGTCCAAATGCGATAGAACATGTTCATACCATTTGGAGTCGAAGTGATTAAAACTTTAGAACTTTGACCAGATGAAATAGTAGGATAAACCGAAGCAAAGAACTCGTCCTGAATATTAGTCGGAACGAACGCAAACTCGTCAAGATAAATTAAGTTCTGTGATGTACCACGAATAGCGGAAGAAGACGTAGCAGACGCAAGGATTTCAGATCCATTTTCGAGTTTAATGTTACCTTTGTTCCATTCTGTGACACCCATTTGAAGCCACTTTGGAAGGTGTTCGAACATGAGTTGAATACGGCCAAGAATTTCACGAGCTTGTCTATCCTTATTAGCCAAAATAGCTATTGAATATTCTTCATTAAACAATATCTTCCAGAGAAGATATGCGGCCACTGTAGTAGTTTTACCAACCTGCCGAGGCATTTTACAAATAACGAAACGATTCTCTTCAAAAGAAAGAACCATTTCTTTCTGAAAATCCCATAAAGGAAATGTAATAAGTCCTTTATCGATGTTGACAATTTTGCAATACTGTGTTATAAAGTATATAACATCTTCAGAACATTTAATATACTCAGATACTTGATCCGGAGAATATTCTACTTTAGTATCTGCTCTTTTTAATCTAGGATTGCCTAGATAGTTTTCACTACTCATCTTTGTTTTGCTTTAAATATTTTTGTAATTCTGCCGTTGAGCCGACAAAAAGATTGTTTGTAACTTGATTTGGAGTTGCTAACGGATCGTCCTCTAATAGTTTTTTCTTTTTAGCCTGAAGATCAAGTAAGTCTTTGCTTGCTCCAACCATGGTGTTCATCATCGTAGCAAGAACTTCATATGCTCTTGGATGCTGACTCTGACGAGCTACGTCCATAAGATCAAAAAGAGCTTCTTGGCCTTTATTGATTACTTCCATCATATTTTCACGAGCATATTCAAAATCAGCATTTACCTGAGTAGTAGCTTTCTTTTGAATTACTGCCGGCAAATTATTACCACCATTAAATTTATCTATGTTGCTCATTAGATATTCTCTTCAAAATCATTAATGAATCCATAATTATCAGTTGCTTTAATTTCTGTATAGTCAATAGATAATGATGCATTGCTTGTTGGTTCGCCGGCTACAGTGAGTCCGGGCCGAGCGGTTACTTTTACAGTATTAGTTATAGAATCTCCGAGGTGAATATTCGCTTCAACAAATTTAATAAGGCCAGACTTCTTAGTTGGACCAAATACATAAGCTTTCATAGTAAAACTTAAATTCCAAATGATAGCACGTCTTTGTTCAAAACTTCCTTCATACGTATCTGTAACATTAATATCATTCAGAATAATTGGAATATCCATTGTAACATCAATTTCTGGAATTAAATTCACAGAAGCAGTCCACTCTGGAGTGAAGTATGGAAGAATCTGTTCTATAATACGAGTGCCATCTTCTGCATTCTTTACCATGATGGACATTTCAAATGTAATATTATACGGCACTGGCATATACTGATAAGAAATTCTATCGTCGGTTCCGTTATTGGTAGGTTGTTTATAGAATCTATTTAAAGTATTAAGCTTTCTCTCTGTATCATATACAAAAGAAGTCATTTCAAAAGAAATGCGTGGAAGTACAACTCCGACTTTATTAGCTAGATCTGGATTTCCATCGAGTCTTGCTAAGAATTTTTCTTTTGGACCATATGAAAGAGGAACTTTTAGTGTTTGAATTGATTCACCAGTAGAACTATCACGTGTGATCCAGATATTGTTAAAAACAGTTCCAAATATAATAACATATTTTCTGAGTGTATCATGATTCCAAGTACTTCCAAACATTTTACACCTGACCTTCGCTGAATGGATCAACTTGTGACCAGTCTAGAATGCTACTGCCTTCAAGTTGAAATTCCGTATTGTCTTCATACGGATCTCTTGCTTGTTCTTCAAAGTTATAATCAGATTGAACAATTTGATACCCATCTTGATCTGTAATGATAAATCCATCTTGAGTAAGAATATCGTAATCTGTAATAGCAAGTGAAAGATCTTTTTCAATACTATCAATTGCTTCAATTCCAGTGTTAAATCTTTCAGAACTATACTCAAACATTTCACAAACAAGATCATACATTTGAATAGATCCCATTTGATAGAACACAGCATTTTTATTTACATACTTAATAGTTAATAAACGATCGAGCATAGGAATGTATACAACATCGCCTTCTCTTGGTCTTTGAATTTCATTTTGTAAAAGTGTAATTTCGTTTTGAAAATTACGAACAGAAATTGTAAGAGTCATTTGATCTCTTATTTCTAAGTTAAATTTAGATAGGAAGTTACCATCGCCTTCGTAACTATCAACATTCTTAATGTACATATCAATGTAATAAGCTATGTTATATTCTGAGAGAGTATCTTCTCCGTAAATATCATCTTTGGCTACTAAAGCTCTAGGACAATAATACATGTCGTGACCATACACTTTGATAGACTCCATTACGAGATCTTCTATCAAAAGCTGTTCTTGACTATTACTGAAATTATTAAAATAGAAATTCGTAGTCAAGATATCATCCGATCATATCCAATACAGGTAAACTGTAGCTCGAGATCATCTCGTCTTCCATTCTTCGAATTTCTTCAGTGGCATCGTCATAAATCTTTTCGCCATTAAACTGTACACCACCAGGAAGTTGCATACCAGTGAACTTGGTGAGATTTGATCCCCACTGTCTTTTAATGAGAGCAGTAGCGTAGTTCTGGAGCCAACGATCGTTCCATGCATCTGTCCATGTATTCGGATCAACTACTTCATATGCATCAACAAGAAGATACGAGCCAATAGGAACTGTATTCCAGTCCATATCAACATGAAGTCTATCTTTATGTCGAGCATAACGAATCGGCTGTTGACCAACAAGAAGTTCTGTCACAAGTGCAAGATGTTCCATAACCATATAGTAAGGAACTAAAGAAACGTTTGTTAATGTATAAAGATCATTGAGCGCAATTTGATAACGAATATTAAACATATCATCAGATCGAATTGATGGATCACCAATCTGAAAGACTCGTACTGCTCCAATGATATTTTCTGGTAGAGTAATGTACTTATTTGTTACATCAGTTTCTGTTACTTGATGCTTATAATATACTCTATCTGATCCATCAAAATGATAGTCATACCAGTAACGAATTGCTTCGTCGATGCGATCATCTATTTGATCATCATCAACGTTGATTTCAATCACCGGCTTACCTAACTTACGTAAGCAATATTCTTTGAATTCAGCTTTTGTGATTGGAGTAGCCATGATAATCATCCTAGTTTTGATTCTATTTATTTATCTAAACTTAGGACCTTAGAATAGAGATGCTAGAGATCTTCTTTATATTACTGTTGCAGCAATAGTTATTGTAGCGCTATCAACAATTGTATTACCTGTTTTAGTACGTATATCTAATGTAAATTCACAAGTTGTAGTCTGTAAATAAACAGTTTCTTGTACAGTCCAGTCCACCACGTTTGATGGTGCTAAATCAAACCATGTTCCTGCCGTACCACTGAAAAATGAACCAGTTATAATAGTAGCTCTTGCTTCGTAACCACTAGAAGCTGATGTGGGTGTACACCATTGTTCTAAACTAGTAGGTGTACCATTAATTAATTCGTAGACATACCCAGTGTGACTTATTCTATAGCCAGCAGTTGCAGTACCGGGAAATGCTTCTCCAGCATTTACTGTTTGATTAGTAACAGATATTACTACATCCGAGGTACCATAAAAATTAGAAATACTAATTGTACCTGAAGTTGGAACTGCACCATTTACACCAGAAGTGCCAGCAGGAACATAGGTTCCATTGGCATAATATTCACTCAATGATATAGGATCTGAACCACCAAACTCAGTTTGTATGGTCGATAGCGCTAGCGCGCCAGTGTTTGCAATAGCCATTAATTAATTTAACTGGCTGCTAATGGCTGATCAACCTGATATTTTGGACCATCATTGACATCACCGCCACCTGTTTGATCACCACCGGGGGCTGGTGGTGGAGTAGGTCCGGTAGGAACTTCTGATTCACAACCAGAAAGAATAGTACCAGATAAAGCTAAAAATAACAGTGTTGTTTTTTTCATTTTATTATACCTTAATTTGCTCTTGAGCGTGTTGCATAATTTTACGTAAAATAGGATCTGCAACTCTGTGTGGCAGTTCTTGTAAAGCTGCTAAAATTACATTCACTTCATTTATATCTAAGTCAAATTTTACAGTTGTAACTTGTGGTGTTGTTTCAACGAGTTTTGAATCAAGTTCTAAATTAGTAGTCATTATATACTCCATTCATTATTCAATTGGCTGTGATTCTTCTATAACAGGTTCATCTGGTGTGTTAAACCAAGGAAGATCATTTAAACTATCTTCAGTTGGCGGATTTTTTTGTACATAAATTAATTTGTTAATTTGCTCATCAATATGATTTTTATATTCATCTACTACTAAAGCCTGAATCCAACTAAGAACATCCGCTTCAGTGAGATTTTCATAGGGAATAAAATTGTCAGGATCTATTTGATCGAGTGAAAATGGAGTAGCACCATGGAAAGTACCTGCGTATCCATCTTCGTCTGTACCTTGACATTCCCAATAGGTCTGAAAAATAATATTATTAAGATCTAAAGAAGAATTATCTTGCTTTTTCAGACTTTTGATTTTCCACGTATACGTAAGCGCCATCGCTATCTATTCTCCAGATTAGTAATTTTTTCTTCTAAACTATTTATATGTGTCTGTTGTTCTTTGATTGCTTCAATCAGAAGAGCAACCATATTACCATAAGCAACAGATAAAGTATCATCATCTCCGACTCCGCGTTGAACTACTTCTGGTATCACTTCAAGAACCTCCTGAGCAATTACACCAATTTGTTTTTGTCCGGTGTCTTTTCGAGTATATGAATATCCATTTAATTTTAGAACTTTATCAAGCGCACATGTAATTTTTACAATGTCATCTTTCAGTTTGATATCAGAATATGCTGTTACATTGCCGAGCATAGTCAGATCGCCTGTACCAGTCATCTGGAAACAATTGTTTGATGCTGACCATCCACCTATTCTGAAAACGTTATCAGTACCAAGTCCCATATTTATGGCGTATGTACTAGTTCTATGGAAGGACATCGCGGCAACGGTAGTTGAGTTGCCTCGAGCAGAAAATGAACCTGTATCATTTGTAGTATTTACATTATTAGATCCGGATGTTGCTCCTGTGATTAATCCGGCCATTGTAACAGTATTTAAAGACGATGTACCATTAGGATTTGCATAATAATTAGTATCATCATTATCGTAATATATTGGTGATCGATGCTGAACGTATGAATACACAATCCCAGTAGCATCAATTAAGAAACGCGCCGCGTTTACTGTACTATCATAGACATAAAAATCTCTAGTATTGTCATTAGGAAGATCCACTCCGACTTCAAATTGTGTTGTGCCATTTTGAGCTAATCTAATACCAGTGCGTTTATTAGCAGTGTTTGCTGTATTCAGACGAAGATATGTTTGATTAGAGCTATATAGCTCTAATAATTCTCCAGGATTGTTTGTTCCGATCCCGACGTTGCCTCCTGCGGCAATGCGCATCTTTTCAGTAGGTGTAGCACCCGATCCCGTCCAGAATTGCAGCGTCGGTGCTGAGCCACCTGCAGAAGAGATCATCGCATAGCGATTATCAGATAGGTCAAACGCGCCAGAGATAAATTGCACAGCTCCGGTTGGAGAGCCAGAAGCATTGCGATTGTGGATAAGAACACCAGTTGTCCCGTCCTGATCTTTCCGAATATGCAAGGGTTGATCTGGTGCTTGCGTACCAATTCCGACCTTGTCAGTTAAAGCTATAATTGTTGAATTACTTACAGTGCTAATACGAATTCCACCATTACCACCAGACCATGGAACAATGGAAAGGTTAGCATTACCAACAGTAGCACCAATAGTTAATATTACAGCATCACCCGAACTGGTTAAATTATTCCAAGAACCCGCGGGAGCACGAGGAACTAATCCTAAAGTCTGTGTTCCATTAATAGCACTAATAATATGATTAGCATTCGCTACACCACTAGTATCAGTTGCAGCTATTTGGCCAGAAGATTTATTAAATGTTAATTGTGATACAGCATTCGCTACACCAGAATCATTAAAAATTACTTGAGTGTTTGATCCAGCGACTGGTCCAGTAGATCCTGTAAAACCAATATCACCTTTTGATCCAGCAAATCCTACTGATCCAGAGAATCCGATCGATCCTGCAAATCCAACCGAGCCAACAAAACCTACAGATCCTGTAAAACCTGTAGACCCTACAGATCCTGTAAAGCCAATATCACCTTTTGATCCAGCAAATCCTACAGATCCGGTAAAGCCCGTAGATCCCGTAGAACCAGTAAATCCAATATCACCTTTTGATCCAACAAAACCTACAGATCCAGAGAATCCGATCGATCCAGTAAATCCTATAGAACCAGTAAATCCAACTGACCCAACGAATCCAACTGACCCAGTGAATCCTCTAGATCCTGTAAATCCTATAGATCCTGTAAATCCAACTGAGCCAACAAAACCTACAGATCCAGTGAATCCGATCGATCCAGTAAATCCTATGGATCCAGTGAATCCTGCTGAACCTACAAATCCAGCACCAGTAGATCCTGTGAATCCAATATCACCTTTTGATCCAACAAATCCTACAGATCCAGTAAAGCCAATATCACCTTTTGATCCTGTGAATCCAATATCACCTTTTGATCCAACAAATCCTACAGATCCTGTGAATCCGATCGAGCCAGTAAATCCTATGGATCCAACGAATCCTACAGATCCTACAAATCCTACTGATCCAGTGAATCCTCTAGATCCGACAAATCCAACTGAACCAGTAAATCCAGCACCAACAGAGCCTGTAAATCCAACACCTTGTGAACCTGTAAATCCTACTGATCCAGTAAATCCAGCTCCAGTTGACCCAGTAAATCCTGTGCCACCAGATCCGACAAATCCTACTGATCCAGTGAAGCCACCGCCAGTTGACCCAGTAAATCCTATGGATCCTGTGAATCCAATTGATCCTACAAATCCAACTGAACCAGTAAAGCCTCCACCGGTTGAACCAGTAAAGCCAGTTCCACCAGATCCGACAAACCCTACTGATCCAGTAAAGCCAGCTCCTGCGCCCCAGTATGTTGATGTGCCATTACTAAGCAATGCCTGTCCGGATCCACCTATAGATCCATTCGCAAGAACGCCTTTTACAGATAAATTATTAAATAAATGAAGTGTATCTTTAGACATTCGACATTGCTACCATTAAAGTATTTGCAATATTGTCTGACATATATCCAAATTCATTTGGATTTGAAACAAATACTGCGCTAGTAATATATTTATCGAACGCTACAGAAGATGTTATTATAGAATTTCCATTTCTGCTTACACTGATTCCATTGGCATTATAGTTAAATACTAGTTTATTTGTTGCTTGTTGAGATCCACAGTTAACTGTATTAATAAAAACATTGTTTGAAGAATCTATATAGATTTTATTATTAGAATTACTAGAATTTAAACTCAAGATAGTATTTCCCGCGGCGACTGCACTCCAATTAATATACATCGCGCCTTCATCTTGATCATACGTATGAAATGGTACATATTCTTTTAATTCAAAATCTTTAACATACAGTCTATTATTAATATCACCGAATCCGAATGATACATGAGCAGTATCTGAAGTAGCAGAAAATATGATAGAGAAAGATGTATCAGTTGCAGTGGCAAAATATACACCATAGTTATCAATATTAAACTCAGTACCAATTTGTATTTTTGAAGGACCGGTGTCTCTGTCTTCTGGTGCATATGAAATATTAGAGTCTGTAGTATAGTATGCATTTCCAGATAAGATATAATTTTTACCTGGTGACAGATTAAGTATTTGTGTTTGGCAATTATTCTTTTGTCCAGAAGAAACAATAACTTGATAGTCGTCATCTGCTACTAACAGACTTCCATTTGTAGCAGACCAGTCTGTTAGTATGTTGTTCTTTGTTTTTATAGGTCCCATCACACCGGAAGTAACATAAGCATTTGCATACGTAAATATGTTATTATTTGATTGGCGAATGGTGATATTATTAGCGCCGCTGAAATAAATCCCAAGTCCTTCTTCAGTGAGAATGTTTCTTCCGGAAAGAGTATTCTCAGAATATAAGTTGCATGCTATAGAATTTCTTTCAATACTAAATGTAGTTGGTATAGCAGTAGGAGTGACACTCACAGTGCCAACATTATTAGAAATAGACGTTACAAATTCGAGTGGAGTAATTCCAGATTTAGCCAAAGCAATTTGCTCTTCAGAAGTCTGAATTCCATCATGACTAATATCAAGTGTAGAATACCAACTAGTATTTCCAGATATTACATTGATTTTATAATAAATTATTTTTTCAGTTGGCAAATCAAATGTATCTAGTATCTGTGCACTAAGAGTAGTAGAAGTGTAATTAATAGTTTCCATTATACATCCGTTATTGTACCGGTCAGTACCCATTTCTGAGCAGACGAACCAAGGTTAATTCCTCCACCGACACTCAAAGCAGCCGCATTACCCTTCACATAACCTCTTGGTTGAGTTCCGGTGAATGATGAACCACTAGCTCCCCAGTCTGCAGGAGTTCCATCTGTGGCTACAATGCTGTTATGATTAGCCGCTGTGTTAAGGTTCACGAACTCATCTGTCATATAGAACAGGCCGAGTTGGCCATTCAATAAGCCAGATCCAGTAGGCGGCGAGGTGTCATTTTGGCCCATGATCGCCATTGATGTTCTAAGGTTGCCAATATCATCATTCTTTAATTGCGCGACTGCTGGGAATGGGTCTAACTCTTTCCCTTGCATAATAAAGTATCTGCCTGTGGTCATATTTATAGAGAACACCCACAACATCTTAGTAACATCAGAGGAATTTGCTGCGAGTTGAGTGAATATGCCACTGCTATTAATATCACAAATGGCTGTAGAGCCGGCATTCTTGTAACGATAGCCAATTCTTCCGCTGGTCCCGTATTTGCGAATAGTAAAGTCGACGCCGTTACTCTCAGCATAATAACAATCAGTCGAATCAGTACCAGTGAAGTTAGCATAGAATGCCATTGTGAGAGCGCGTCTATTGGTCATTCCAAGCAGAGGAGCAGATCCTGATAGTTGCAACCAATCATTTGTACCGTCAAACTGTGTTAGAGCTGGATTTGTTCCAGCTGCATTGGTTGTTTTAGGCTTAGTAAATGTTGGATAAGAGCCATGGCTGCGTGTTGACCAGTTATAGCCCGTGCCTATCGCGCCGATTCCATCAGATGTATAATATGAGCCGGCTTTAGGAGTCAGTCGAGCGACAACATTTTGAAGAGTAAGATCGTTGAACGTAGGCCCATCAAAGTGGAAGTCGTAGCAATTTAGATCGCTTGAAACCACACTGCCCAACCCAGCAGGTTGAGCATTTACATTATCCCAACTATTTGCAATAAAGTCTGAATGTATACCATTAACATTAGATGCTCCAAGAGAGTATCCTGGGAAAATGTTCTTACACGCATATGATCCAGCACCAAGATCATGATAATTAAGACCAGGAGTAAGAGAACTTCCGCTAAGATTGTCTTTAACTACTGTATTATAGAATGTAGCAAAATTACCATATGAAATTTCGAGTCCAATACCATCTTGAGCCGAACATATGTTCCATGCAAATATTGCATTTACATAATTCATAGATGTGCCTGATGGATCATTAAACTTAGGTCCAGAAGCTGCAGCATAAGAACCCTTTGCGGTGAATCTGCGATCAACAGCTGATAGCATCTTATTACCCACAACAATAGGAGTCCAAGCCGAGCTCGCCGAGAACCCTAATGTAGAAGAGTGAGGAGAACCCGGATCACTACTAATTGCCCAAGTTCCCATAGTATCATTATGACGATAGTAAATGGTTCCTCCGGCCTCACAGGCCATTTCACACGGATTCTGATAGCTATCAATAACTGTATTATTTTCAATATAATTGACAGAAGAAGCAGCACCAACTACTGAATGTCCACGGTAAGTGTCGTGAATATAATTATTATGGAAATTAAAGTTGGTCATCGCTGTTGAACCATTAATACCACGATAGCCTTGGAAATACAGCGAGCCGCTCGATCCATCTTGCATTGTGATACCAGCAAGAGGATTTGAACTAATTTCGCAATACGCAACTTCAAGATTAGTAGAACTGGAAGTCTCTAATACTCCTCCTGTACTATAAGCTGAGGTGCTGTTAGGTGCTAATCGAGTAATCTTTAAACCAAGTATTTTACAATCTGTGGTAGTAGTAGCAATCAATCCAGCCTGGAGATGTGGTACACCATATGTTTGTCCACGTAATGTTATTCCAGTTTTGCCAGCAATGCTTGCTTGAGCCGAAAATGTGCCGGTGTCAGACAGTACAATTATTTGACCTGTTGTGGCTGCTGTTACGGCGCTCGACAACTCGGCATCAGTAGTTACAAAGTAATCTGGCCATCTGCTTCCAGATACATCCGTAACAGCGGCTGAACCTACAGGAGCAAACTTACCAGAATTCGTACCGGCGGTACAAGATCCCCAGTTATGACCTGCAGCGGCATTCCACTGTGAAGCGGTGCCAGTAAGGAACACAAGTGGTTGAGAACCGGTTGGCCCTTTACCAGTTGGTCCAATGTTAGCCGGATCAAACTTAGAACGATTAAGTGCAGAAGTAATATCAACTGCCGCGGCAATGTTAAGATATAATGCACCAAGTTGTATAGGAACTGTTGATACACTTGATACTATCCCCATAGGATAAAGAGTAACTGCATGACTATACCCTACAGTTACACCAGATCCGCCGCTCCAGGTACTAGATCCACCTTTGGCAGAGGCGCCATCTAGATATACATATGATCCCGTAGCAGAAACAGGATCATCTAAATTCCACGAAAATATGATATCATGATAATTATCATCGCATACTGAACCAGCAGTATCTATGTTAGCTATTACTGTTCCGGCCGCATTACGCAATCTTATCCGCATTCGACCTGTGGTTGATAGTATGGAACACTGAACTCTAGCACTTCCCGAATTGGAAGCAAATATGTGTTGTTCTGCCGCCGGAATGCTGGGCACTTTAAATCGCATAAGTGCTAAAGTGCCTGTAGCACCATCAGAACCTAATGCAACTCCCGAAGAAGAAAGCCGGAAAGTATCAGGCGTTGTTTCATCAAATTGAACAATAGGATAAGTTGCTGTTGAAACTGTCACAGAAGTAAACGTTGCAACTGTAGATGTTCCCCCAGAAGGAGTTAGTGTTACTGTAGCAGTTGTCACGGTAGAACCCGTACTCGCGTTTGTTACATTAACACGCACGTATTTCCCACGAGTATATGTTCCAGGCGCAGATGTTGCACTCGTTGCTCCAGTACCAGCTGAATCATCAGCAAATTGGTATGTTCCATTTGTAATTGATATACTACCAGTAGTAGAAGATCCTACAATTAATCTCCAAGCTGAAGACGAAGATCCACTTAAAGTTTGATCTAATAGATCAGCAAAATCGACAAATACTGGCTCTTTAGTAATATCTGTAGTTTCATTTACATAATCTAAATACCCATCAGTTCCACCCGCGCCTTTGCCGGCATAAGCTATCAGCGGCGCAAAAGCGGCAAGAATAGCGGCTTTGGTAGTAGGCCAAGAACCAGGCGCGCCAGCATCCGATGGAGGACTAGTAAACACAGAAGTATAAGGAATTGTAGCACCGAGTAATCCAACTTGAATATTTCCCGTGCTTGCTACTGCAGGATCATTACTAATACTTTCACTAATATTACTTCCAAAGAAGCACTGTTCTGCGCCACTCTCAGAAAATGAAGATAAAATTGGTGAAATATTTCGTGCAGTATCTTCACGATTAAATCTTACAATAGTATTACGATAAATGTAACCATTTTCAACATGAGGACATGTTAAACCATTAACCATTGCGGTTGATGCTACTATATTACCAACAATTCTTAAATTACGATATTTGTATCCATCATCTGATTCCATAAAAATACCTTGAGTACTTCCACGAGTATCACCAGAATAGTAAATATTACGTTCAATTATAAGAGGAGCAGTCCAATCTGCTGTAGCTCCTACAGGAATCCAAGTTTGAATAAAGTCTGAGTGTGGATCACCAGCATCTCCTCCACTCGCGAACGAGCGTGAACTAATAGTGTCTTTAATAGTAATAGATTTATTGCCACCTTGTGAACCTGGTATTACCCAATGGTCTCTATAGATACGATCTGACATACAATTCGTAATACTTAAATCTGATGATTGACTGAAAGAAACAGCACTATCAAGATCACGAAATTCACATTGATCCCACGATTGAAGAGCATTAAATGTTAATCCGCCAGCACACGAAACACCAGGAACTGTATATAGAGTCATCTTGGCCTGGCCAGTCCAAGTTATAACTTTAGAAAGAGCTCCAGTTGATCCATTTACCGCTGTAGTCGCTGTAGAAGTACCACCAGACGTGATTGTAGTGCCAGTAATAATACCACCAGACACAGTCATAGTGCAAACCGGAGCAACAGAAAATGTTGCTACGCCAGAAACATTATTAAATGTCAGACTATGCGTACCATCAGATACTAAACCGGCAACATTATTACGACTGATAATAAGTGATGTAACAACTCCTGAATCATTAAATTGAGGTAGTATGCATGCATATTCTGGATAATTGGTATTACAATTGTAATCATTATCGTAAAGAAGTCCTGTACTACCCGGTCCGCCGTATCCACCTTTAAATTGACAATTTTGCCAATGATGTGCTCCATATGTTCCAGATGAATAGCGTATCGGTCCCGAAGAGGAATCAGACCATACCGTTGATACAAATTTAATATTTTCAAATCGTATATTACCAGTTGATGCTAGTGATAAACGATCCCAGACTGGTGGAACTGCGCTGTTAAGAGCTACAAATTTTACTGTAGTTGTAGGAAATAATGAAGTTATAGTTCTTGTTCCAAAAGAACCGCTCATAGCAATTGTTTTACCAGAAAGTGTTGCTGATCCTAGCGCTAGTACAGCAGTAAGTTCTGTATCATCTGTAACATAGTAATCAGGTGCAGCTCCACCACTACCACTAGTATAAGTAGGAATCCAGTCGCTGTCACTGGTATACATGTACAGAGGTCTATCTTCCCACGCAGAGCCATTCCAGCGCTGAGCTATCTTCCATTCCCAAGAAGATCCATTCCATTTTTGTACAAACCCACCAAGTGTCATATTTAACCGATTCCTATTACAGTTGCATTATATCCAGTATCTGGAGTTGCTGACTGCAGCCCTCTTACCCACAATTCTGTCCCAGCAGGCAGAGGAGAGTACGCTTGCCACGTATTACTCGAAAAGAAATCTGAATGTGATTCACCTGTTCCGATACTGGAAATATGAGTATTTATTATATTTTTGGTAGTAACATCGCCGTGCGCTAGTTGTATAAGAAGTGTACCACCAGTAACTACGGTGTTGTTATCATAATTTACTCCAAGTTGCCACCACCAAAGAGGATTTGTTGTAGTTCCTAGACTTGTCCAACTACCATACGTTGCATTACCGAGTGTAAAAGAAGTGCCGGTAGTGCCTGATGTATATCCAATAGTTTCTGAAAAGGTTCCTATTGGTGAATTCATAGTGGTTGGCTGGCCCCAGAACTCAATTATATATCGAGCTCTATGCTCGTTTAAAGAACCTGTCGTAGGAGAAGCTGCTCTTATAGCCACTGATGATCCAGCCGGAACTGTTATTGGAAACACATAGTCTTTCCCTCTATTTGATACACTTCCGGCACCGCCGGCAGTAGCATTTGATATTATAGCTGTGTAACTAGTACCTCCAGCAGTATCAATACCAATATCAAATGTAAGTTGAGGCGTAATGCCGTTACCACCCGCATTAACAATTATCAAATTAATTAAATAACAAGTTTGAGCTATATTAGCAGCAGAAGCAACTTGTGTCCACGAACCCTTGGTATTATTGTATCCAGGAACAACCTGAGTTCCGAGGGTGCTGTTCGGCACAGCAGCTAGATTAGTATAATAAAAATTATATTTTGTTGGAAAAAGCATTTATCCACCCGTTCCTATTGCTACAGCATTAAATCCAGTAGTGGTAGCCCCCGAGGAGGCCACACCTCTTACCCATAATTTACTACCAGCTACTACAGGATAATATGGTGCTTCTGAATTAGTATCTGTACTATCTTGCCAAGCTTCATTTGAAGTCATAAATGAGTACATCGTCCCGTTAATAATTTGCTTATTATTATCATCACCTGCTGGTGACCAAGCCAGTTGAAAATAGTAATGTCCGCCAGTAACAGCAGTCTCGCTGGTCTGAACTCCTAATTGAAAGTGCCATAGGTCACTTGCTGTCGTGCCCAACTCAACATATGATCCCCAAGCACCGTCTCCAGGAGTAAAAGAAACACCAGCAGAATTAGTTATAGTTCCAACAGTTTCAGTAAACGTTCCATATGGTACGCCAGCCGCGGGATTTGCTCCGCCAATGGCATCAAATACTATTCGAGGCCCGGTTCCAAGCGCAGAATCAGCACACTGAACTCTAGCGGCAATAGATGAACCCGATGGTATATATCTGGGAAATCTAAAGCGTCTACCAGAGTTCGAACTGCCATTCGTGCCGCCCATTGCTAAATTGGTTACAATGGCGGTATAGTTAGTGCCGCCGGCTGTATCAATACCAATATCTAATAACATATTTCTATTTGTGGCGGCGGTGGATCCGGAGTGAGTCCAAAAACGCCAATCATATATATTCTGAGTTATATTTGCTGCTGCAGAAATTTGTTGCCACGATCCTTCATTATTATTGATACCCACAACCACGGCGAGGCCAACGTTAGATCCAGTAGTACCCCAGTTATTATATCTAAACGTATAAGCAGGCACTAGTCCAACAGTATCACTCCAAGCCGCTTTCCATGCGCCGGTATCTTTCCAATAAACTGGTCTATCATCCCATGTGGCACCATTCCACACTTTAGCAGTTCTCCACTGCCAATCAGAACCATCCCATACTTTTACAAATCCACCGTATGTCATTTATTACCTATTTTATGAATTAATAGCTACTCGCGATCGAGATTTATATTGAACAATAATCAAACCATTGCCGCCACGGCCTCCATTACCACTCGCCGCTACAGCAGAGCCACCGGATCCACCGCCGCCGCCGGGCGATCCTAGTGCTCCGCCACCTACACCTCCGGTCGTGCCACTGTTATTTGTGCCACCTCCGCCACCACCACCGCCACCGGCACCGGTGGTGCCACTTGCTGGAGCTCCGTTTAAGAAGTTTTCAGTAAACTGTGTTCCTTCACCACCGGCCGATCCTGCATATGCAGTTGCATTGTTAGTGTTGCGGCCATTTCCGCCGCCGCCGCCGCCTCCGTTTGTTCCAGCAGTTGATGTTACACCACCGGTGCCGCCGGCCGCTCCTGCATAAGTTAAACCACCATTACCGCCAGTTGAGCCAGATCCATTACTACCAATTCCTCCGGTACCACCACCGCCACCGCCTCCACCGTCAGCAGCGTTTGTTCCATTGCCACCCACACGACCAACACCTAATCCAGATCCAGCAGATCCTCCTCCGCCTCCTCCAGATCCGGTAGTAGCTCCGCCAGATCCACCTGCACCACCCGCAACAGTTGTTGTACCAATTGCACCGGTAGTTGAACCACCAGCGCCGCCCGTTCCGCTCGATGCACCTGTCCCGCCATTCGCCAGAGCACCCTGAGCCGTTGTCGTTGGTGCAGTGTTTGCGCCTGAAGCATTCAACCATGTAACTCCACCGGCACCACCAGTACCAGATGCTGTTGTTGCACCAGTTCCGCCTAATCCGATGTTAAAGTAAACCAGCTGGCCAGGAGTTAATTGTACAGCAGTAGATACAGAATATCCACCTCCGCCACCACCGCCCCAAGATGCACCATTGTTAGGACCTCTTGAACCGCCAGCTCCAGCACCAATAACTGTTATAGTAGCATTTGAAGTAACTTCTATACCAGTCGGAACAGTCCAACTACTAAATCCAGTTGTTGTAAAAACTTCTACTATTACTATATCAGTCATTACGTAAACCTCAACGTACCGTGTAGTTCATTAACTGTGCCTGTAACTGCATTAACAGTGACCCATATAAACGAAGCAGCAGTTGGTGTACTGTTAGTAAATGATGTTAACGTATTACCATTTGTAGTATTAGAAATTGCCATATTACTTTGAATTACTGTTGCTGAAGCTCTACTATTACCCCACGAGAAAGTAACATTTGCATTCGGTGTGGTACCTCTGACTACAGTTCTTATTTCAGCTAATGTAAGTGCAGTATTAGACCAAAGAATTGTAACTTCATCGCCAGCACCCGGAGAAAGAATTGTAAACGATTTAGGCCCTAGCAACCCCTGAGATCCGACAAATCCTACAGATCCAGTAAAGCCAATAGATCCAGTAAACCCTACTGAGCCAGTAAATCCAATATCACCTTTTGATCCAACAAATCCTACAGATCCTGTGAATCCAATAGACCCTACTGAGCCAGTAAATCCAATATCACCTTTTGATCCAACAAATCCTACAGATCCTGTGAATCCAATATCACCAACTGATCCTGTAAATCCAGTACCGCCGGATCCGACAAATCCTACTGATCCAGTAAATCCAACTGAGCCGGTAAATCCTACAGATCCAGTAAATCCTATCGAACCCGTGAATCCCACAGAGCCTGTAAATCCTGCTCCAGCTGAACCCGTAAATCCAGTTCCTCCAGATCCAACAAATCCTACTGAACCGGTGAAGCCAGCGCCGACAGATCCTGTAAATCCATTAGATCCTGGAGATCCGGTATAACCAATAGGAGCTAGACCGTCTGAATCAATCCATACATCATTAACTGCTGGAGATTCTGGTGCAGTTGTTTGTACAGTAATGCCTGTTGCACCTTTAGATCCAGTAAATCCAATCGATCCTGTAAATCCTGTACCACCAGAGCCAACAAATCCTACTGAACCAGTAAATCCAGCTCCAGCGGAACCAGTAAATCCGATCGATCCTGTAAATCCTTCAGATCCAACAAATCCTACTGAACCGGTAAATCCAGCACCAGCTGAACCCGTAAATCCAGTACCACCGGATCCTACAAATCCAACTGAACCAGTAAATCCAGCACCAGCTGAACCCGTAAATCCAGTACCGCCGGATCCGACAAACCCAACTGATCCTGTAAATCCTGCTCCTACAGAGCCTGTAAATCCAGTTCCTCCAGAACCAACGAATCCTACTGATCCAGTAAATCCTGCGCCGGTTGATCCAGTAAATCCTATCGAACCCGTGAATCCATTCGATCCGGAAAATCCATTCGATCCAGCAGATCCAGTATAACCAACTGGCGTTGTTGCATCAGAATCAACCCACAAATCATCTACAGCTGGAGCCACAGGAGCTGTAGATGATACTGTAATTCCTTTAGAACCAACAAACCCTACTGAACCAACAAATCCTACAGACCCTGTAAATCCTATAGACCCTGTAAACCCTATGGATCCAGTAAATCCAGATGATCCTGTAAATCCTATAGACCCTGTAAATCCTATAGACCCTGTAAACCCTACAGATCCTGTGAATCCAGATGATCCTGTGAATCCAGATGATCCAGTGAATCCTACAGATCCTGTGAATCCAGATGATCCTGTGAATCCAGATGATCCTGTGAATCCAGTAGAACCGGTAAACCCTACTGATCCAGTAAATCCAGACGATCCAGTGAATCCAGATGATCCAGAGAATCCTACAGATCCTGTGAATCCAGATGATCCTGTGAATCCAAGATTACCAACTCTTGAAAAATTGACTGCTAAAGTTGCTAAGTTTGTAGGTAATGATCCTGAAACATATGCCACTGGAATTTTATAATATCCAGCGCCAACAGTAACACCACCAGTCACATTGAATATATTGACTGTAGTACTTCCAGCAAGATTACCAATAATGGTTACTTGACCTCTCACTGTATTGGTACTATCATCCCATGTATCATACCATGCAGTTTGAGTAACGCCCGCCGCGTCGATATTATCAATAAAGAGTTGTGTTACAGATGCTATATTAGTGTTACTATATGCAACAATACCATTGCCAGGATCAGCATCAGTAGTAGTGGTGGTGAATGCGTATCGAACACCACCTTTGTCACCCACAGATCCGACAAACCCTACTGATCCAGCGAATCCAACAGAACCAACGAATCCTACAGATCCAGAGAATCCTACTGATCCAGTGAATCCTGTAGATCCCGCAAATCCAACAGATCCTGTAAATCCGATTGATCCCGCAAACCCAACAGACCCGACAAATCCAGTAGAACCAACAAATCCTACTGAGCCTGTAAATCCAACAGAGCCAGCGAACCCTACTGATCCAGTAAATCCGATTGAACCGGTGAAGCCAGTTCCTGTAGATCCTGTAAAGCCTACAGATCCAACGAATCCAGCTCCTGTTGATCCGACAAAACCAACAGATCCAGTGAAGCCGGCTCCTGTTGATCCAGTGAATCCAACACCCTGTGAACCTGTAAATCCAACAGATCCAGTAAAGCCGGCTCCAGCAGATCCTGTATATCCTAATGCACCAGTAGCACCAGATAAGTTAACAGTCCATGAAGAAAATGTACCAGAACCACTAGTTAGTGTAACGTTAACAATAAGCTGTCCAGTACCACTATTATAACTGGTAACAGTACCTTCCATGTAGTTATTGACATCGGCAACAATTTTAACTGGCTGAGTTGGTGTGTATGCTAAGTTTAAACCAACAGTAAATGTTTTTGAGCCAGTTCCAATTGTGTTATTGGTAGAACTGGTAGTAAGATACGTATCACCCTTGGAGCCAGTGAAACCTGATGAGCCAGTGAAGCCAGTTCCTGTAGAACCAACAAATCCTACTGATCCAGTAAATCCTGTTCCAGTTGATCCTACAAATCCAACAGAGCCAGTAAAGCCTACACCCTGAGATCCTACGAATCCAACTGATCCAGTAAATCCTGTTCCAGTTGATCCTACAAATCCAACAGAGCCAGTAAAGCCTACACCCTGAGATCCTACAAATCCAACTGATCCAGTAAAGCCAGCTCCAGCAGATCCTACAAACCCTACTGATCCAGAAAATCCTACTGACCCTGTGAATCCAGATGATCCAGTAAATCCTACAGATCCTGTAAAGCCTATGGATCCAGTAAATCCAGCTGATCCATTAAACCCTACTGAACCAGTGAATCCTCTCGAACCGTCAAACCCTTTTGATCCAACAAATCCAGTTCCAGTAGATCCTGTAAATCCAGCTGATCCATTAAACCCTACTGAACCAGTGAATCCATCTCCGCTTCCACCACCAGTACGCCAATATACTGTAGTTCCATTAGAACTAAGTACTTGGCCATTTGATCCAACAGCACCATTGGCTACAATAGATTGTACAGAAAGAGTTGAAAGATTACTACCAACTTCAAAAACAACACTGCCATTCGACACGTGAATTTTTTGATCAGTCAAGTTAATGGCTAACTCGCCGGGATAAATATATTGGGTATTTGCGGTATTAGCCGCTTCTGGCAATCGCCCTGAAACTGAAGTTCTTTTATGAACAATAGGTATCGTATTTGCCATATGGTCTCTTCTGCAGATATATATCTTGTGCATCAACTATTTAGTTGACATTTATTTAAAACTATTTATAATGGATCTAATATGAAGATTGCTTTTATTGATACACTTGGCTTGACGTATGATGGATCTACTCTTTCAAAGAGAGGTCTAGGTGGATCCGAATCTGCTGTAATTCGTATGGCTCATGAGTTAGCTCAAATTGGATTTGATGTTACAGTATTTAATGATTGCACGTCTGATGAATCACAATCTGGTATATATCATGGAGTTACGTACACTCCGCTTGAAGCTGCTACAATAGCTCAAACTCCATTTGATGTTTGTATAGTTTCTAGATCCATTCGGCCATATTTCGAAAGCTGGTATGTTTGTGCAACAGCACGACATAAAGTTCTCTGGATGCATGATACCTTCTGTGAAGGTGATAATGAAATTGAAAATCTTATTGTCCAGGGAAAAATTGATGAAATCTTTACTCTTTCTGATTGGCACACTGGTTACGTAACGCACGCAGATCATGGTCGGCGACGTAACTTTGATATTCTAAAAAATCATATCTTTATGACTCGCAACGGAATCGGGAATATGAATCCCGGTTGGATTGATGTTCGTGAAAAAGATCCAGATCTATTTGTATTCAATGCTTCAGTCACAAAGGGCATGGTTCCACTTGTCAAGCAAATCTGGCCAAAAGTAAAAGAACGTATTCCACAGGCAAAACTTAAGATTGTTGGTGGATACTATAAGTTTCGTGAAGCTTCTGGTCCAGATCAACAACAAAAAGACTGGACAGAAATGTCCTTACAGCATGGTAAAAATATAGATTTTACTGGAGTAATTACTCAACAAGAGATTTCCGATATTTTGCGTGAAGCAAGTTATATGATTTATCCGGTTGGGTTTCCAGAAACATTTGGTATCTCAACACTCGAAGCACTAGCTCACAACGTTCCACTTATTACATGCCGGTTCGGCGCTCTCGAAGAGACTGCTATTGATCTTGCTTCATGGAAGATTAACTATCCAGTCGAGCCAAATTGGGCTTTACCATGGCTTGATCAAAATTCACAGGTAGATATTTTTGTTGACGCAGTAGTGAATGCGTATAATAACAAGTATCTGCATCAACAAAAAATGTATGCTTGTAATCAAGTCAAAGATATTTGCACCTGGGATACTGTTGCTCTACAGTGGAAGCAGCATCTCTATCATAAGCTCGGTGAATACCTGCCTGTTGATGAATATCGTAAGGTAACAAAGATCAACGACAAGGTTCGTAGAGTATTCAACCGGCGATTCTTGAATAAAGAAGAGATGCGTGAATCATGCCAAAGTCCTTTTTGGCCAATCTCGATTATTACACCGGTCTATAATGCAGAGAATTATATTGTAAAATGTATTGCTTCTGTTGCACAACAGGACTATCATAACTACGTGATGCATATCATCGATGATTGCTCTACTGACAATACGGCGCAAGTAGCACAAGAGTATATTGACTCTTTACCAGAGGATATTCGATATAACTTTGTTCTTCATAGAAACGGTGAAAACCTTGGAGCCGTCTGCAATCAGGTGAACACCATCGAAAAAGAGTGTGGCCATGATATAGTCATGCTACTTGATGGAGATGATTGGCTGATCAACGATCCGAATCTATTCCATAAGTACAATAACCTCTACAATGAAGGCGCAGAGTTTACTTACGGATCTTGTTGGTCTGTAGTAGATAGTATTCCTCTCATTGCTCAGGAGTATCCACCTGAAGTAAAGAAATCAAAGACATATCGAGATTATAAATTTAATTGGAATATGCCATACACTCACCTGCGTACATTTAAAGCTCATTTGATGCATGACTTTTTGCGGGCAAATGGTAACTATGCGTTCAGAGATGAAGATGGCAATTGGTTGAAGGCGGGTGGAGACACTGCAGTATTCTATTCAATGATTGAGGCTGCTGATCCGGATAACGTCGTATGTGTTTCTGATATTGTGTATAATTATAATGATGCTAATCCACTTAATGATTATAAAGTCAATTCTACTGAACAAACAAAAACTGCTACTAAAGTATTGAATAAAATTCCAAAGATTAAATCTAAAGACTATAGTGCAATATTACAAAGATTAAGAGAGCTTCATGATCAACGATTGCTCCCACAACAACACGTAGATTATTTGTGGAAAATGAAGAACACGGGTGTTGAGCCAAAAGTAATTTACGATATTGGTGCCTGTGTTCTTCATTGGACAAACAGAGCTAAACAAGTATGGCCGAACTCCAAATTTATTCCTATTGAAGCAATGGAGGAAGTTGGTGAATTATATGCTGAAAGTGGATTTGATCAATACGTAGCCGGCTGCATACTCAGTGATAAGCAAGAAGAAGTATACTTCTATGAAAATCTAGAGCACCCAGGCGGCAATTCTTTATTTAAAGAAAATGCTCAATTATCGCCTCGGGCAGAAGAACTTTTTCCGGAAACTAGCAAAGTAAAAAGAACTACACAAACACTCGATAACATCGTTAATATTATGAATTTGCCAAAGCCTGATCTGATTAAAATGGATATACAAGGCGCAGAATTAAGTGTATTAAAAGGTGCGCACAATACTCTTACACACTGTAATCATTTAATACTAGAATTACAGCATGTTGACTATAACTTCGGAGCGCCGAAAGCTCAAGAAGTAATTGAATATCTAAAAACTATTGGATTCAATCTTGTGAACGATGGAATGTTTTGTGAAGGTGATCTTAAAGTAGACGGTGATTATCACTTTGTCAAGGAAAATAAAAATACTTTAAAAGATGATGAACAAAAGTTTTCTGTAGTAGTTCCTACTATGTGGAAGTGTGATCAATTTAAAGACACTCTTCAAAAATTAATTGACTGTGATGTTGTTGATGAAATCATGATATATGATAACAATCCAACGGCCGCATTTGATCTGCCTGAAAGTAAAAAGATTGTATTACTGGGCACTGGAAAAAATGATTATGTAAATCCAGTTTGGAATGAGTGTACTAAGCGAGCTAAGAATGATTACGTCTTACTCTTGAATGATGATATCGATTTTGAAATGGATATTTTTGAGAAAGTAAGACCATTTGTTGCTAATACAAATAATGGAGTTATAGGACTGTGCGCTGGATTAGAGCAATTTAATCAGCCAGTAGTTACGGATGGTTCTATCGATATCATCGTACCTCCTCAGGGATATCACCATTTTGGTTTTGGTTGTTTGATGTTTGTCAACAAGAAAAACTGGAAAGATATTCCGAAAGAACTAAAGGTTTACTTCGGGGATTACTATATCTGGGATTACTGCATAACTCAAAATAAACAGCCATACATTATTACTAACTTTGCTTACACTACAAAATGGGCCCAAACCACCGGTGCTATTTACAACGAAATATCTGAAATGCATGAATTTGAAAAGAAAGCATACGAGAATATTTTACACGATCTACATTCAGGCGAAACAAGAGAGGAAGTTAACATTACTAAAAATATTTTGATCGCTATTCCATGTAAGAATGATATCGAAGCTGATACCTTTAAATCAATCTATGATCTCATTATTCCAGAAGGATACAAAGCTCATTTCCAGTACTTTTATGGCTATGCTGTAGATCAGGTACGTAACCTTATTGCTGAATGGACTATAAAGGGATATGATTATCTATTTGCAGTAGATCACGATATTGTCTTTGCTCCGGATACTCTACAGAAGTTGTTAGATGCAAAGAAGCCTATTGTATCTGGAATCTATCGTCAAAGACTCGAAAAGCAAACAATTGAAGTTTATGATCGTGATTATCGTCATCTTCAATATGAAGATCTTCATGGCAAGGGATTGATAGAAATTGGTGGGTGTGGATTTGGATGCGTACTTGTTCAAAAAGAAGTTTTCGCTAACTTAAAATATCCACACTTTGTATATCATCAGGCCTTAAATCACGCTAATACTTTTAGTGAAGATCTTGATTTTTGCAAAAAAGCAAGAGAAAAAGGTTATACCATTTGGTGTGATACGTCAATAGTATGTGGACATGTTGGCCAAAAAATCTGGTTGCCAGAATTACCAAAGACAGAACCAGAAGTATCACCACAACTTGCTCGCTTGCGTGAATTGCGTAACATGGATCTGTTTCCACAAGACCATGTTGACTATTTAAAGAGTTTGAAAAAGAGTGGATTTAATCCAAAAGTAATTTACGATATCGGAGCGTGTGTTCTTCATTGGACAGATAAAGCTCGTACGATTTGGCCAGATGCTAAGTACGTTGCATTTGATGCTATGGACGCCGCGCAGTTAATTTATCAAGAAGACGGCCTCGCATACGCATGCGGTGTTCTTGGAAGTGAAGATAATAAAGAAGTAGACTTCTGGGAAAATACAGATAACCCTGGTGGCAATTCAGTTTATAAAGAAAATATTGAATTAAGTCCGCTCGCAGATCAATTATATAGTAAGCCAGTTAAAAAGTTAACTGGAAAACTAGATACTGTTATTAAGATGTTTGATTTCCCTACACCAGATCTTATTAAGATGGATGTTCAGGGTTCTGAATTAAATGTTCTGAAAGGAGCAACTAATACTCTTAAAAATTGTGATCACATCATTTTAGAAATGCAAAGCGTGGATTATAATAAAGGTGCACCAAAAGTGCAAGAAGTTATCAAGTATCTGAATTCTATCGGGTTTGAAAACAAGTCAGGCATGTTCTCTGGTAATGATATCGATGGCGATTATCACTTTGTTAGAAAGTTCCGCCGTCAATAGTACCAATTATGTAAGTAGCATCTAATGGTGTTACATCATATTTGTTAGTATTGGAATTATATACAAGAGTAGCACCATTTACTCCGTTTGCTACATTCACATCTGGTATGTCTTCAATAGTAGTAATAGTAGTTAAACCAGTTCTAGCAAATATTTTTGTGTCCTGCGTCAACTTTGCTCTATAGTTCATCGTGTGACCCCTGGAGTTACTGTAACAATACCCTCAATTATTCTAATAATAGTACCAACATCGCTCGTTAGTTCACAATCATACATATATCGCCCTGGTGAAATAGTATTTGTGGTATTAGCACTCATAGATAGAGTAACAACTCCGGTTGTTGGAGAAATAGAAGTTGAAAATGAGTATGCTGTTAACGAAGTGTAATGCTTACGCATTTGAGCATTGGCAGTATAGCCAGTAAGATTAATAACGTCATCATTATCGTCAGTCACTTCAACGGTTGCGCTAAAGCTAGCACCTTGATCAATTACCATGTTTGCTTTAAGTGACATTTATTCTTCCATTAAGTTGATTACGTATGCTTTTAAACCGCTCGCATCAGCCTTGAGTTTAAAACCAATACTATTAGGATCGTTTATAACTACAGGTGTATCATAGTATTTATTAAAAGATCCGAAGTGAGTTCCAACTGCAATTGCGGCAGGAGATTCAGGATTGAATAATGTTATCAATCCTGCGAATCCTTCACTTCTTACATACTCTGAATTTTTTTGTTGGAACTCTTCTGAATACCACCAGGCTCGAGAACCAGATTCTGATTGACCATAAATTGGATGCCTATGGAACATATATAACTTTCTATCATATTTAAAATCATTATAACTTGCAATCCCAACAGTATAATCATTTACATCATAGCGAATGATAGGATAATCTTTGAGATCATCTATTAAAGCCGCTTTCAGAGCAACATCTCCCATGCGCTGTCGCTCTTTTGAAATATATGCATATGCTTCATTATATAGTCTATTTAAAAGCTCGTCAGATAGATCTTCAGCATAAACTTTGGTAAGAGTTAACATTATATATCCTTATACAAGCTGAACATTATGTATTTCGTTATCAGCACCAAATGGATTTGTAGTTGGAACCGTGTCTCCATTATCATTGAACCATAGAAATGTAGTAGAATTGCTTCCACCATCATATGTCCCAGGTACTGCATTTGTAATGACTGATCCATCAAATAAAATTGATTTAGATCCGGCTACATTTCCTGGTAATCGTACATTAAACTTATAATCAGGTTGGCTAACATCATAAAAAGTACTTTGCCAGTAACACGAATATGGAGCAAGATCTATGATCGAGCCATCATAACTTCCATATGGTCCATATGAATCACCGCTGTCATAGCCATGTTCTGATATAATATAACCTTCAGTTCCTTTACCGCCGGGCTGAAGGAAACCATCATTCCCAGTAGTAATACTACAGTTTAAGAATTCTTTCCAAGCAGAACCATTCCAAACTTTAGCACCTTTTGCTTCTAGCCAAGAAGATCCGTTCCAAGCTTTTTTTTGAGGAGCTAAAACCCAAGAAGATCCATTCCATGCATATAATGCCATTAGATCTTAATCCAAATATCGCCTTGGTTAGAAGCGGTTGGTGTGCCAGATTGAACAAATACTTGTCCACCACTAGTATATCCACTGGTTACATGTCTAAGAATAGGAGCAGCTGCTGTTGCTGCATCTCCCTTAGATCCAGTAAATCCAGTTCCACCAGCAGTACCTTGTGATCCAACGAATCCTGTAGCACCCTGTGATCCAGTGAATCCAGTAGCACCAGTATTTCCTACTGAACCAGTGAAGCCAGTAGCACCGGTTCCACCAGTTCCACCAGCAGTACCCTGTGAACCAGTAAATCCAGTAGTACCAGGATCACCAATGGTTCCTCGTGAACCGGTAAAGCCAGTCCCACCGTTTGTTCCAGCAGTACCCTGTGATCCAGTAAATCCGGTAGCACCAGTAGAACCAGGATCACCAATGGTTCCTCGCGATCCAGTAAATCCAGTTCCACCAGTTCCACCAGCAGTACCTTGTGATCCAGTAAATCCAGCGCCTACTGATCCAGTAAATCCGGTTCCACCAGTTCCACCAGCAGTACCTTGTGATCCAACAAATCCTGTAGATCCAATAGAACCAGTAAATCCAGTTCCACCAGTAGAACCAGCAGAACCAGTCCAACCAATATTACCCTGTGATCCAGTAAATCCTATAGATCCAGCCGATCCTGTAAAGCCTATTGAACCTGTAAAACCAGCGCCTTGTACCCAAGAAACGTTGAATCCATCAGTTTTTAAATAATAACCTGGTAAACCTGTTTGAGTTGGCAAAAGATTATTAATTGCAGTAACTGCTGTATTTCCACCGGTGCCACCACGAAGAACTGGTAAAATACCATCACCAACTGATGATGCATTTACATAAAGCCCGGTAGAATTTGCTATAATACCAGATTGCGCTCTGATATTAATTAAAACACCGTTTGCAGTAACAATAGAATTAGCGAAATAGAGATTTCCAGCATAAACATCAAATGTTCTACTAGTGTTACCCAGAGCTTTACCGTTAGCAGTAGGAATTAAGTCGCCTGCAATAGATGTGTTACTATAGGTAAGATTCCCAGTAACGTTTAAGTCACCTTCTACACTGAGCGTTTGCTTAACAATGGCGTGAGCATTGATCGTGGCGTTTGCTTGAAACAGCGAAACACCATCTGTTACTAACAATCCATTATCGATTTTAAAATTAGTATTCGCCATGTTGACCTTACTTGATTAGATGTGCTACAACTTTTACTGCTGAGTTTGCTACAGATTGTACAAGATATAGATTAACATTGGCAGTATCTGTGTTTGCCGTAAATGTTCCGAGTGGAGATGAACCACCATTTGATGATACAGTACCGTATACAGTTATAAATGCACTGGAAGAATTATCATGAGCAAGAACTAGTTCAGAAAGTTGTGTGTTTCCATTTTTGACTTGTACTTCAAATTTACCAGAAGAATATGTTGCTTTCGGGAATCTATAAACTAATACTGATCCAATTGTAGATCCGACATCAGCGTTTGCAGCTACATCAACAACATAATCTGTTTGGAATGTTGTTGTGTTTGCAATACTTAATGTATTTGATAGAGTCGTAGTACCAAGAACCGTAAGAGTTCCGTCAGTCTCAATAGCAGTTGAAGTAATAAACGTATTAACTGTTGTGTTGCCAACATTAATTCTAGCGGTTGTTAAGTTGACATTCGCGCCGACGTTGATTGTCGATGAAGCGTTAGCTGTAGGAGTATTAATATTACCTGACGCTGTAGTGAGACCGGTAATGCCGAGTGTGCTCAGAGCATTCGCTGCGCCTGAAACTCCAAATGTACTTAATGCATTGGCTGCACCAGAAACTCCAAACGTACTTAATGTATTAGCTGCACCGGTCACTGAAAGAGTATTTGATAAGACGGTTGCACCAACAACAGTAAGTGTGCCATCGGTTTCAATAGCAGTTGAGGTGAGGAATGTATTAACTGTAGTATTACCAACGGTAATTCTAGCAGTTGTCAGATTTACGTTTGCGCCGACGTTGATTGTCGATGAAGCGTTAGCTGTAGGAGTATTAATATTACCTGAAGCTGTAGTGAGACCGGTAATATTTAATGTATTTGATAATGTAGCAGCTCCGAGCACAGTGAGTGTGCCATCGGTTTCAATAGCAGTTGAAGTAATAAACGTATTAACTGTTGTGTTGCCAACATTAATTCTTGCAGCTGTCAGATTTACGTTTGCGCCGACATTTACCGCGGATGACGCGTTAGCCGTCGGAGTATTAAGATTACCAGAAGCGGTAGTAAGTCCAGTAACAGTTAATGTATTTGATAACGTAGCCGCACCAGTCACTGCAATTGTGTTTGCAAAGTTGGCATTCGAAACTACATTTGCAGCACCACTAATAGTTAGATAGCTGGTTGGTGTAATTGTAAGATTTGCTGTGCCAGTCCAAGATCCATTGCCAACTACACTGCTGAATGTTGAATTGCCGACATAAAGAGATGTAGCATTTCCATAAACATTAGCACCAATGGCTACAACTGTAGTATTACCAACAAAGAGACCTGTGTTAAAAGCAGTCGGTGTGATGTTTGCTGTAGATGTAGTATTTGCAATTTGAATGCGGCTAGGTGAAATATTTGTGTTGACAGTACTGCTAGATTGTGTTATAATCAGACTACTGTTTACAATAGAATTAGCTGTTCCTAAGCCGAGATAGATACCAACAGGACCTAAGAAGCTATTGGAAGTGGTGTTACCAACTAGTACTCGTATACCAGCATCAGCAGCAACGTAAGCAGTAGCATTTGTAGTTATAACTAGATTTGCTGAAAGACCGTTAACATTGCCGCCACGCAGTGCATTAGTAACAACTAAGGTGTTTGCTCCAAATGTACCCCACAGCTGACCAGTTCTACTGATTGTAGAATTGCCAGTGCTGCCAACAGTGGTATTTGCTGTAACAATTTCAGTCGACAGAGAGTTTAGTAACTCATTTGTTTTGAGTAACCATATTTCAAAGCTGTCAGTAATGATATCAACATTAGCTACTTGTCTAGACATTAATTTCTTCCGTTAACTAACTGTAATAATAGACTTTTGATATCACGAAGATCGTTTTCAACTTCATCTATTCTTTTACATAAACTGTTATTCTTTTTATTCGCCTCACGAGCAGCTACGAACTTTTTATATTCTTCTTCATTGGTGTTTATAATAACACCACTGTTAGTGTCTTTAACATAACCATGGTGATCTGTTTTCGCTAGCATTATGCGGACACTCCAATTACCTGAAGCTGTTCTACTCTTGGTATAACATGTGTTGTTTCAGAAAGTAGAACAACTTTAAGTTGCATTGTATTATACGTATCAAATTCAGTATAAGACGAAGTTACATATCTAGCAACATTATCATTAGCAATGTTATTCCATGCTGTATTCTTATATTTTAATTGATCAACATTAACATCACCAATAATGTTCACATTAGTGATTGGTTTAAACGTTGTAATAGCTGTGGTGTTAACACTAGCAACTGGAAATACTTGATGATTTTCTGTAGTAAGAACACTGTATACTCGAATAAGATCTCCAACAGCAATATTACCAACCTGAGAGAGAGTAGTAGTAATTGTATTGCTACTCAGAGTAGTCTGGAAGTTTCCAGCTAAACTTGAACTGACTTCAGGGTATTGTGGAAGTGAATAAGTATATTCCCAAATATCTCTAGGATCTTCAGTACTATATCGAGCAGTGTTATTCTTTAACTCTAATGGCGACCATGACTTATCATCAAATGCTTCTTTGTCAGCCGAGTTATGAAGCTTGGCGTAAACTTTAATCTGAGTTCCTGCAGGGCGATACGCTGCAAGATATACAACGACGTCTTCAGCATATCTACCTTCACCAAACTGAATCTTCTTAGAAACATATTTAGATTTAGCAAGTCCATTGCGATCTACTTCAGTATCATAATTAGCAATTCCACCACGCGTGGTTGTAGTTACATTATTAATATCATTCTGATAGAAGAAGAAATCTAATTCGCCGGTATCAATATATGGCACAGAGAATCGATTAACATCAGATGTAGTTACATTGAATGTTATATTAGCAACAGCAGATTTTCTGTTTGCACCATATAGATTAGAGTTATCTACTTCTAAAGATCTTGAAAGAATATATGATGCTCGAGGAGCACTATTGAATTTTAATAGTTCTAAATTAGTAGAAGTTGCTGGCATTTGATTAGACGAATTAGCAATATTGTAGTTCATAGTATATGTAGAACTAATAGGATTTCCAACTAAGAAGCTCGGTTTGAAGTTATCTACTTGGAATCTATCAATTGTTGCAACATTAGCAGAAGCGCCGGATCGAATTCCAGTAATTCTTGTTCCGACTGCAAATTTAGAAGTAGTATTAGCTGAAGAATCGACTAAATACACTTTATATTTACTATAATCTGTAAAATACACAGTGGCCACCGGTGGAACTTTAAATCCAATACCAGTTGCATTAAAACTAGGATATCTGTCAACGGTGATTGACGTGTCACTATTAATATTAGTGATAGTGACAATATCTCTATTACTACCATCAATTAATACAACCTTATTATCAATAGCATAATTGGTAAAAGTTGTTGTAGTTCCAGTGATTATATTATTTGAGTTTGTGAATGTTACTGTGCCTGTAGCATTAGCAACATTCGAATATACCCACTCACCACCAATAAGAGAACCAGAAGAAGTATTGTCAATTGTAAAGAATTCATATTCTTTATTCACTAGTGGAATTGTTATATTATTAGCAACAAATTGTGCTACTTTAACTCTAAATTTAAGATCTTTATCACTTAACTTATCATAACTATCAAAGTTTGTTGATTTATAAAGATACCCATCAAATCTAGATTGTGAACCAGGAGAAGCAATATTAGTTGCTCCTCCTGCACTAATTATTCTATCACCCTGAACGTTAGTCCAAATATCATACGCTGGATCGTTATACTTTATAGCAATTCCATAAAAGCTACCAGTCTTAACTCTGACCGGATTAGAAAATCCAACTACTGTAGGAGTCTGAGCATCATTACTAATATTAACAGAATCGTATTCAATAAACTTTACGGAATTTAATAGTGTAGAATTTGGAAGTGGCGCATCATTTTCTACAGTACAAATCCAGACGTTCAGTCCTGGTTTTGCAGTACCACTAATATTAGCATTTTCTACTGGCTTTGCTTTAAAAAATAAATCAATAGACGTTAACATGATTTCAGTCGCGTTAGCAACTGTTTCAGGATTTACGTAAAACGTTTGGATGTAGTCAAAATTAGACATTAATTCCTCTTAATCTTTTGTTTATTTATATTAATCAAACTAACTGCTCGTAGTTATCAGATAAAGATTTAAACCCACCTGAGTAAGTAACGTTTTTAGTATCAATAGCATCATTGATAGCTTGTGAAGTATACGTATCAGTTGTTTGAGTAGTTATGGTATAATCAGTTGTGGTTGAGGACATCGTGGCAGTTTGTGTTGAATTCAAGCCAGTTGTAGTTCCATAGTCATATGGAATATAGCTGTAATATTTAATGCCAATTGAACCTGATGCATCTGAGTTGCCATCATATGATTGTACAGAAAATACTTTAGTTCCTGCAGCAGCAGCAGCGAGCTTGTTTCTTTGCTGTAAATCAGATGTAGCTTCATCGATTCCAGCATCATAGTAGAAGTCGAAATTAAGAATACCATTGACATCTGATAGTAGACCAGATGTATTAGTTGTAGATGTTCTTGTCTGTGAACATTTACTTGTCTTATCTTCATTGTCAAATATAAATTTGTGATATGTATTCGGTTTTAGTCCAGTAATCGAAATACTAAATCTTTGTGCATCAGCTATATAATCACCAAGGTTTATCGAACCATAATAATCAAAGTATGCAAATTGATTAGAAAGCATAATCGTAAAATCTGCTGGACTGACTTGATAAACTAGACCATTGTAGTCAAAGTTAGCTGCATTTGGCACAATCTTTGTAACAGTTGTTACTACATCTGATGGATAGTATAGTTTAAATCCAAATGTACCGGCTTTGGCATCCTGGAATAGACCACTATCAAACTTACCTTTATAAATGCGTAACTTATAGTAAATACCATCATTTGGACTATGAGTCCAAAGAAGTTTGAAGTGATCCTGAATCCATCCACCAACTGGACCAGTTGATTTGCGCTCCATAGAACCAGGGTGTTCGATCTTTCTTCCATCATTTAGAACAGACAGATTCTTTGCAGTAATATCTGTTGTAGTGATAGGAAGAGCTGATGCTGAGTTGTATGTTGAAATATACTCTCCACCAGCAGTTGAAGATTGGAATACTTCAAGAGCAAGATCATTATCGCGCCCGTTAATATAAAATTCTACTGGACCTGATAGTGCACTAAACGTATAGAAGAACTCTTCATAAACTGAACCAGTGCTACTCAGAGAAGTACTGCGCTGAGACTGAAGTGCAATAGATGTCTGTTGAGTCACAGTGGTTACTGTAATTGGACCTTCTACAGTACCATCAGTTGCATCATTTTGAGAAATAAGAGTAAATTCATTGTATGGAAGAGTCACAACTCCGGATGATCCATCATCCGGACGGAAAGAAAGATTCAATTCTGACAGCCGCGGCCAAAGTTGATCGTCTTTAATTGTAGCATAAAACTCAGGATTACCAAGATCTGCATAGTTATAATCTGTGAATGGATCAACAAAGAAACCAAAGCGGAAGCGATCTATCAATGAATCAGCTGAAGAAGGAATAAATCTAGACTTGGCTAGAGCTTCTGCTAATGTGAATGATACGTAATATTCAAGATCTTTGATTCTCTTTTCAAGAGAAGCGATGTCAGCCATTTTGTACCCCTTGACCTGAATACGCGATCGGTCAGTGGTACCAATATTAGAAGTTACAGTGTAAAGCCCTATTCTACGCCCATAAGATTCTGTTGCTATCTTTGTATCAATGATTTTTGCCATATCATTTGAAAGAGATTGCGGCAATGAAGGGTACGGAGGAATAGTTAGAATTTGTAGTGTTAAACTATTCTTTGGCTCCGGTGGAATATCACTAATAAATCCACTTTTACCAGTACGAACAATAAATTGTCCTGTGCTGCTTAGAACAACACGATCTGATCTACCAAGATAATATTCTATGCTTGCAGTTAGATCTGTATCCGGCGTTGGGAAATACTTTTCAGATGCTGTAAAGCGATCCGCTGAAGCCGGTTCACCGGGGTTAATAATACTAGCAGCGTTTGCTCCAGCAGCAACTGTTGAAATTTCTTTAATTAAATTAATTGTATTTGCTGAGCGCGGCCGGAAATCATATTGATCACGAAGATCATAATAAACTCCACTTGTTCCAAGCATTTCTGGAATTTCTAGTGTGTGAATGCTCGATGATACAGAAAGAGCATCAAAATTTAAAGTATCATCGATAGTATAAGAACTAACAGTTTTTACACCAATATCACCGCCACTAAATACATCATATTTTATAAGTAGTACAACATCAGTTCCAAGTTCAACGGCCCGTGGCTTTCTATATAGATAAGAAGTATCTAGATAGTCTTCTTTCTGATTGGTGTCAATGTAGAAATCATTTGTAATATCTGTTACACCATATGTATTAGCAGTAAAGAAGATTGGTTGACCTGTGAACGTATGATTTTCTGAGGTGGCAGAAGCAGTAATAGTTAAATTGGCTCCACCACGAGTAGAAGCAAGAGCCATACCAGTACTATTTGCGTATACAGCATAATATGTTGCTGCTCCAGAAAGTCCTCCAAGCGTTGTAGTAGAGTTTGCATAAACAAAAGAATCTCCATTAGCAAAAGGATTGTTGCTGACTTGAATAAACGCGTTTGCTGTAGCTGAATTTATAACACCAGTATTTGCATTGAAAGTCTTAGCTACTGAAGCGCCATTGGCCGAATATACTTTTGTTAAGCGGAACGCATCAGATACTCCAAGAGCCCATGGTCCACGAACTGAACCAGAATTATTAGAGCAAACTACACGAGTATAAACTCCACGTTCACTAGTTTTACCAGTTGAGCTTACATTTACTCGAGTAGCGTTATATGTAATCATTAGATTTGCAGATGATGATGCATTACTCGTATTAGCAATATTACTTCCCAGATAAATTGTCATCTGTTGGCTATTAGACACATTTACGTTTGCCCATCGCGTAGATTTTGTCGACAATGATATAGGAACATTCTTAGGGAAGTACATTGTAGCACTACCACCAGTGAACGTTTGTCCTGGCCCAGCTGTAAGAATCATTGATGACGTATTGGTAACTTGTGCAATTTGTTTGATTGTGACACTGCCATTTGTGGAATTAGCAAATCTAACAAAGTCGCCCGCGCTAAATGTAGCAAGAAGATTAGCACCACCAGTTCCAGTGACAATAGTATTTGATGTACTGCCTGTACCAACAGAAACAGTTCCCGTTATTGGCGTTGATGATTGATAATCAGCAGTTGGAACAATAAGAAGATCTTTTTCTGCTGCTTGGCTTAATGCGCCAGTATATGGGAAATTGATATCGGTAGCAGTTGTTAAACTAACATATCCAGTAGTATTAGATGTAGCACTTTCATTTGTTGTTCTGTATGTATATGAAATATTTGAAACAGATTTAAGAGCAGGCACTGAACTGTATAGCAGCGAATTACCAGAAGAATCTTCAAGTACTGCAAATCCTCCATCACCAATTACTATATCAGCAACACCATCATTAGTGCCATTGTAATAAACAGAGCGAGTTGCACCAAAGTTTTGCCCGCTGTTCATTACTATATCAAATAGATATAATCTATAGACAGCGTTAGCTGTGCCGGGTTCTCCAGATTCTAATATCATAGAGCGAATACGAGCTTCGCCAATCTTATTTGCTGGTGAAGAAATTGCACTTCCGGCCGACGACGTAATATACGTAACGGCTGCAGAATGAAGTTCTATTAAACCACCAATGTTAAATCCAAAATATCCACCGAGTTCTTTTACACGAACAAAGCTACCGATACCAAGACGAATCTTAGCACTGGTGTTTGTAGTAGTAGAAGTTCCTTTGTTGATATTAGATCTATACTCGTATGTTTCTACTCGATGCCCATTAATATATGCTTTACCCGGATCAATATTAATCTTAAATAGTGAAGACGTTTCAGAAAATACTGACGAATCTCTTGTAGAAACAATAAACTGATCGAGTACGTAATTGCCAGACTCTTCATATGTTCTCTTGGCCATTTCATCGCCAATTACATTATAAACAGTACTCTGACTTTGTCTGTATGGTCTACCACCAGCAAATTCCAAAATTGGAAGAAAGTCAGTATTAGCATCTGCAATATCTTTATCAAGAACAGTAAGTTCTGGAGTTAACTTAAGTCTATCAGCGCCCGGCGCAGCATAGTTATATGTTCCAGTTGCATTATCAAGAAGAGAAGTATCTTCGTTGCTGTCGATCAGATCTTCAGCAGTATAAAAACCAACAGATTTATCAAAATCAGTATTTGAATATTTACTTACAACTACGAGTTGAGAAGATACTCGCGAGAAGAATCCCTTCTGGTAAATAGTACCCTCGTCAACAGTTACACCATATCCAGCACCAATTGGTTGAAGTGATGCATTAGCAACAGAAATAGTAGCAGCATAGTTAAGAGCTGTTACATTTAGTGTATCAATTTGAGTACTAGTTAAGCCTGATGTTGTTAACTTCATAACAGTGGTATGTGGTTCTACATAATAACCAGAGCCCTGACTAGTAACAGAAATAGATGTAATCTTACCAAGACTGTCTGTTAATAGTGAACCACCAGCACCAGTACCAATAACAGCTACAACTTTCGCACTGTTTGCAGTAGTTGCATTTAAAATTGATTCTCCAGCAGAAACTCTCCATTTTATTGTATTTGCTGTGATAAGATCAGCAGAAAGAGGTTTTACTTTTAGAACAAGTGCACTAGTATTTGCTGTTGTATTAGCTTCAATAATAGTTAAATTAGCAACACCATTTTGAATTACTTGACCGGCAACAAACGCGTTTGTTGGAAACGTTTTACCACCAGTAGTATTTTGCACAGCAAGAGCAGAAACAAAAACGACTCCATCATTATTACTAAATGTTGAAGAACCATTAATAACAAGAGTTTCAAATAAAGGATACTGTGGACTATATACAGTAAGCGTCTCGCCGGCTGAGAATGTTGCAGTGTTAGAATTGTCACCAGATGAATTATATTTTACATACAGTGTATTTAGATCTGGAACTCGAGTTTCAAATCCAGCAACCGTTTTTACAATATAACCTGTTACATTAGAACTATTACGAACTGATAACCCTTCAAATGCAGTTACATTAACTTGAGTACCATCTGTTTCAACGTCTTTAATTTTTACATAAGGAAGAACGGGATGGCGAACAATATTACAGCCTTCAATAATCGTGCCGCGCTTGAAAATATTATCACCAAATTTTTCAATTTGATTTTGTAAAATTGACTGTAACTGATTCAGTTCTCTGGCCTGCACCGCGACACCCGGCTTAAAAAGAACGCGATAGTACTTATTAGTCGGATCGTAGTCGTCGTAATATGGAAAGGTGTTTAGGTCTGTCTGCAGAGCCATTTAATTAAAACTCCAATTAAAATTCTAAGATTATTTTTATAATTTCTGATTTGTTGCCAGCTCTAGTAATAGCATCTAAGTTTTCAATGTATAGAACTTGCCCACTGCCAACAACAAAGTCTCCAGGATATTTATTAGTTAGATTTGTTAACGATGCTAGAGATGTTGTGCCAGAAATATTTCTATTCAAATTGAATGTGCTAAATTTATTACTGATATACATAATATCATCATCAACACCGCCATTAATTTGAATACTGTGAAAAGCCCCTCGCGGCTTTGCATATTCAATAAGGCTGTCCTGTTCAATAACTTCATCATTCAAGAATGGTGTACCACCGGGATAATTTCCTACAAGTCTAGTAAGCTGCACAGCTGTAGTAAAAGCACCGGCTGTTTTACCATTTACTTGAATGGGAGTCGTTTCAATAATACTAGTAGCACCTGAAGATACACCAACAATTTTTGACTCAGCAGCAAACACTCCAGTAACGTTTGACAAAGTAAGTAGCCCAGCACTAACTGAAGTTACTTCACCAAAAGCCTGCAACTTTAAAGCTGAAATTTCGCAGTTATTAGCTGTAAAGTGAGAATTAGTAGTAGCAGTAATTTGATAGTCTTGTGGAACATTACTCACAACAGAAAGATAGTTATTACTTCCTGATGTAACTAAAACATAATCATTAACAGAAAAACTGTCTTTAAAAGTAGGAGTCTGCGGATTAGCTAATGAAGCTAAAAGTTGACCACCAGATCCAGAAGTGGCAGTAACTAGTAAAGTAGGAACACTAGTATAATTGTTTCCCTGATTCGTAACAGTGACCGATGTAATTACATTTGCTGTTAAACTAACAGTTGCTGCAAACCCTGACCCACCGGTTCCGGTATTATTTGCGGTTACAGCCACGTCACTCGAATAAACACTTCCTCCATTTGCTATAGCAACTGTTGAAGAAATGCGGCCTTGATCTGTTTTAACAATATTAGTGCTATCAGTAACAACACTTACATTTCCATTCAGCTTAAGTTGCTTAAACTGATATACGTACTCACCGATTTGGAAGTTACCAATAGTATTAGCTGATCTAAGAGTAAGATCAACATTCGTATAAAGCGGATTTTTAATTAACCCGACCTGTCTAAAATCATTTTCGGTCGGTATTGCTCCGCCTTCACTATCTGTAAAAGCAGTACTAATACAAATTCTTTTAGCGCCGAATTCTGTTACTGGATCAGATCCATGTCCACCAATTGGCGAAATAATTGGCTGTAATACAGCTGCCTCGAAAGTGCTTGCTCCAGAAATAGACGCTGGTAAATTAATAAAGACGCTATCAATAGTTATTGGAAGTGTATTAGGAGTCTTACCGACATATGATTCACCATAGCGATATCCAGCTCCAACTTTAAGCATTTCAACTTGCATAATACTGTTTGAAGAACTACTATCGATAATAGCCATTCCTTCAGCCGCTGTTGTTTCACTTCCGTCACCCCATACGTATATGTATGGATATATTTCATACGTATCACCAGCAGCTGGAGCTGTTGTAAATGCAGAATCTAGTATAAAGATCTTTTGTCCACCTACTCCACGATAATCTACAATTCGACGATGTTGTCCAGCAGCACCCGCACTCGATGTTTTGATATTGATTACGCATCCAGCATAATAATCATCTTCTGCTACAGCGTCGTCCGGAGCTCCATATATGTTATTCACACCTCCAACGGCAAGATCTGTTGTTCTAAATGTAGCATCTTCAATATAATTGTCATATCCCTTTCCAGCACTAACAATATCTATAACTTCAATTGTGCCCGGAACTGCCGCTGCTTGTATCGTAGTATTAGCAATAATTGGAATATAACTCTTTGTAGCAAAATTTTCATACTGTGTTTTTGTAATGCTATACATGTACTTCCAAATATAACCATCTCCAGTTGGATACGGAGTTGTTATTTTTAGTGAAGGAGCACTAGTAGAATTTGTTTGAATTGTTGCATTACTAGAATTAAATATACACTTAAAAACGTTATACTCTGTACCCTCATCGATTAAAGTATAAAATTTCTTACTGTAGAGATCTCCATCTGTATGATCATACTTATTATAAAATGTATTTGCTGTCCAAAGATATTTAGGAATACAGTGCACAACATCACTTGAAGAAATTCTTTTAGCAAAAATCATGTTATCATAAACATCTAAGTTTGTAGACTTAAGACTGTCTGTAGGAGTTGTCAGAGTTGTATCACTTCCAGGATAAGGAGTGTGCTTGCCTGCGAAGACAAAGTAGTCGTTATTAGCAAAAGAATCGACAAACGACGCTGCGCTTTCAACATTAAAATTAGTTGTTACAAGTTTCTGAGTAACTGACATTTATTCCTCGACCGTCTTTGTTAAATAGTGGCCAGATGATGGAGCTCCACTATCTGTAGTATTAGCTGTTATATTTATAGGAGTTCCATTGGCAGTTAATGATAGTTTAACTGTTGTACCAGAAGTCTGAACAATATAATAACTAGTATTATTAGCAAGGCCAGACAATACAGTATTTGATGTAGCAGTTGTGTATTTTACTTGATCGCCGTTGGCAAATGGATTAATTGTACCAGTACTAATAGTTTCATTTCCTGAATTTACATCACTGTATGAGTTAAATTTAATTTGCTGACCAGTAGAGATCTCAGATAATGTAACTGGTAAACTGTCTTCTTCTATAATCACGGCCGATCCAAAGAACTTAGTACCAGCAGTATGCATAACTTTCTTAAACATATCAGCATAGTAATCAACCGATATCTTAGATAGAATTTCGTATGAATATTCTTGATAGTAATCACCATCATGTACGTACATATCTTCTGAAAGGAAGCCTTTAGTACTCTTATAATATCCCTTGCTTATTCCATTTCCATCATTCACTACTTTAATAGTACCAGATCGCAGTCCATCTGCAGAGGTGTATTGCACAACATCTCCATTAGAATAACCAATTCCAGAATCGATTACTTGTAATGAAGTAACTTGTCCACTAGCTGTAATTACGTTTGCTTCAATTATGGCATTTAATCCAATTGGATATACAAGACTAAGATCTTCCTCTACTCCAACAACATTAGCAGTAACACCAGAAACAGAACCGACTAAAAGAGTATTTGCTTGAAATGTGTTTTCAAAGGTGAGTCTTTTTACGTGTACTGTAGTTGTATTTGCAGCTTTAACAATTCCCTTTGCTGTAGAAGTAATTTGATATAAAGCAAAGCTTTGTACATTTCCAGTGACATATGGATTTGTGTAAGAATATAATGCGTTAGCAGTAATAGTTCCTGTATTACCAGAAATTCTTACATAATTATTTGATCCAATTGTATAAACTGATTGAACTAAAGCATTTACAACTGGAGCACTGTTAACATACACGGAATCGCCTGGTAAGAATCCAGGAATAGTAGAGAAGTTATGTGATTCTGCAACACCAGCTGTAGCATTGATTGCTAAAGCAGATCCACCCACTGTAAGAGAAAGCTTAAATCCTACACTATTAGCACCGACAATATAATATGCCGTGTTATTAGCAAGACCGGCGATGACAGTATTAGATGTTGGAACTCGGTATATGATTCTTTGATTATCAACAAATTCACTCGCATACTTTGCTAAATTATGACCATTTGAGGCTGCATTATAATATCTTAGATAGTGTCCTGCATCTCCTGGATTTAAAGCAGTAATATCAACATTCGCTCCACCAGCACTCGCTGATAAAGCTAAACCAGAACTATTTGCATAACGAACATAATACAACTCATTATTTGACAAGCCAATAACAGCGGTACTTCCATTAGCAGTAAAGTATCTTACTTGATCACCATTTGCAAAGAGTGTATTTGCAGTAGCAATTGTAATAAAATCTGTTGTTCCATTTACTGCAGTATTGGAATTGAATATAACTACATTTGATGCTTGTGTAATATTAATATTTGCTGCACCCGCCGTACTAGAAAGTGTAATGCCGGATGAGTTTGAATGAGCTATATAATAGAACGAATTATTTGATAGTCCAGTTAAAGCCGTGTTTCCAGCAGCTGTATAATAGCGAACATAAGTATTTGATGGATAAGATGTATCAGCGCCAGCGATCGCAATGAAATCAGTATTGGAATTTACATCATCTGTAGTATTAAATACTACTGTGTTTGATATATAAAGAACAAAATCATTAGAACTTTGAATTTCATCTTTTGTGTTGACATTGAAGTTCTTTTCACTGTACGTATTTCCATAAACACCATTATCTACTTTAAGGTCATAATATATTAGATTTGCAAATGTCTGTTGAACTCTTTCGCCGACAGCATATACGCCAGTAGTGTTTGCAATACTAATAATAAAATCTTTACGACCAAATGCAGAAATGTATGGTTGGTATGCTAGAACATAAGGATCAACATTATAACCAGATCCAGGGTCGACACCACTCAATGATCCAATTGTACCAATGTTGAATTGACCAAATGTTAAACATGAATATATTGTATTCTTAGCATCACCCTGTGGATTCTTTGGAAATCCATATGCTGCGGCTGTAACTGGAAGAGGAGTGTATGCTTGATTTGCAATTGCTAGTGTAGTATAAGCCGTGACTGCACTGATTGCAGTATTAGTGGTGGCGCCATACTTGATAATGTTGCTGTTAGCGTATACAGTATTGCTTACTGCGCCGCCCGTAATACTTAAAGTATTATGATTATCTTTAGTGCGAAGTACGCCAGTGCCAACTTCAAATACTGTAGCATGAGCTAACTTATAAAAATAATGGCCTTCTTGAGTTATTTTATTATTAGCAAAAGTAGAGTAGTTTGTTGTATTAATATGAGTAGTTTTATTTGCTGGATATGATAAAATAAGACCGGTTGTATTAGTTGATACAACATAGTAATAGTCATCGCTGACTAGGCCATTTAATGCGGTATTACCAGTAGCTACTTCGTACTTAACAATATCACCAATTGTAAATTTAGAATTGGCTGTTGGTATTGTAAAGAATCCAGACGTTGCGTTTACTGCAGTATTACCATTGAATGCAATTTTATTGATAGTTTGATATACTCTATCGCCGATGGCAAATCCGGTGTTTGATGCAACAGTAAGAATTTTTCGATCATAATCAAGTGTGGCAACACCATTAGAATTAAGAAGATCGGTACCAATGAATATCGATTCTTGATCACCAAGAGTACCAACATTAAACCCAGCGCCAGATCCAAAACTTGTAGATACTGGAATTCCAGATGTATTTGTTGTCTGTGTGAATATTCTACTATACTCTGAAGCTACATAATCGCCACCAGAAACATTAGATGTATATGTTTCTATAGTTGCAATAGAAGTATTTGCGTCCGTGTATAGTTTTTCTGTTTCTGTAAAGTATCCAGTAATAGGAACAAATGTAAGATTACCAGTGTTAGTACCAGCGTCGTGCGATACTGTTAATAGAAGGCCTTCAGCAACCTTCTGCCCACTAGAATTATAACGATAAATTCTTTTACTATCAGGCAGCTGATTATTATTAGCCGATGAATATTTTATAGTGCTAATTGATTTTCTGATTTCGTAAACACCGAGTGTTAAATCTACTTGATCGACGTTTGCAGAAATAGATGAATCACTTGTTACTTCTAATCTTTGGCCGGGCGCAAATGATCCAGCTGCACTATTAACAACAAGAGTATTGCCGGCGTCGATCTGTACAATACTCTGAATTGTTGCAGTAGCAATAACATCAGAAGTATTCTTATAAAGAATTGATTGACCGACTTGTAGTGTACCAATTTGATCTTTAACAAATACAGAATATGTTTGTGGAATTCCCATTACTTTACCAGTAATGGTTGCATCCAATGTAGAGTTTGCGTATAATGATTTAGTATTTGCTGAAGTATAATACGTTACAGAATTGGTGAATACGCCATTTACATGTGAAATTACTGCTGTGCCATTTGCGTTATTCTGAACTATACTCAGAATATTGCCGGCTCCAGATAGTGCTCCATTAGCAGCATATCTATAAACAGTTTCGCCTACGGCAAGATTTGCAGTAGCACTAGTAAATGTCATATTAATAAGAGGCTGTACAGCCTGATCAAACAGCTTAAAGTAAGAACCACCGCTAGTAGTAGTGGTGTTTTGTAGAGATATTACTTTTTCAGAAATAATAGAATCGGCATCTACCGTGTATCCATAACCACCATCAATAAAGATAAAGTCAATAATTCCAGAAGCTTCGCTCACAGCTTCGACTCGAGCTAAGCCACCTTCTCCAGAAACAGATCCGCTAAATGATACAATATCACCAACACTAAAATCGCGACCACGATCTTGAATAATAACTCTTTTGATAGAACCAAGAAGTTGAGCTCTTTTAGTTCTATCAAATACAGGTGTGTTGTTAATATTTAAACCGAGAAGTTCACCATTTATGAATTGGCTCTGTATATTACTAATGTATAAAATATCTATATAGCCAACTGCAGTACGACGACGAATATACTTTTCAACAAAAGCTTTAGCACCAGAGATAGCACCAATAATTTGCTTTCCGACGTAATCGATATTATAACGATTATGAGTAACTTCTAAATACTGTGGTCTTTCCCATACACCATCTGAAGTGCGCAGAATATTATCAGCAGGATAGCGAATTTCGGCTGATGTACCATATACTAATTTAAAGAACAAGTCAATTGATCGTTCTGTGCCTTTTGACCGATATAGATCTAAAGCATTTTTGACAAGCAGTTGTTTATTTGTAGCAGTATCAAATTGAATGTTGTTTAGATATTTTTCTTTGAACTGTAAAATAAACTCATCAATAGTAGTATCAATATCTCTGTATTCTGGTAGTTTACGGGCTTGATAGATAACATTATTTGAAGTTTCTAACCACTCGTAATATGCTTTGACAAAAGCAATAAACTGTGGGCCCTCTTCTTTATAAAAAGAAGGAAACTGGTTCTCTACAAGAGGAGAAATAAGTGATTCTATTTTCTTCATTATTCTCTGATCTGCTCAATTGTAATATTTAAATCTGGTTCAATAATATTTAATATTACATTTTGAATAGCAGTAATATCGCGTGAGCGCGGTTCAGCATATATTTTAAATGATGTGCCAAAATAATTTTGAATAGTTAGATTGTTTAATCTTACTATGCCAGCATCATAGTCAACAGTACCAATATCGATAATTTTTTTATGATTACTTCCAACCTGAGTAACAATTCTTAATAGCCCGTCACCATTATCTTCAATAACACAGTTTTCAATTCCATTATATGTAAATGGTGTAGAAGTAATAGCATGAACATCAATAACAGGATGCTCATCTGCAAGAAGTGGAATTTCTTGAGTTAAAGCATTTTTAAAGTCTACTGTAAGATTTAACGGTATATTTAAATCTGGAGTAAGATACTTTACTAGCAATACATCTGTTTCATTACTAATAATACTAGAATCTGTAGAGTCTATTGCTTGTACTAGTTTAGAATATCTGAAAGTTCTAGAAAAACTATTTAAACTAGTCGAAGCATAGTTTAAAATAGTATCGATAACATACGTACGAATATCTTCTGGGTTTAAGCCAGTGCGGTTAATATTGTATCTTATGATACTATCAATTTTAAGATATGTATAATCTGGATTAATAAAGATTGGTTCCATTGCCACAGATGATCTAGATCTTAAAAATCTTTTATATTCATCTTCTTTGATTTTTGGCAACCCATCAATCTCTGTAAGATCAACAGACACAAAGATGCGGCCATACTGAGGAGGTGTAGCATCTTCTCCACCGTATGCTGTGACTGTATTAATTTCAGGATAATTAGCTTTTAATAGATTTTCATAATCATCAGCAGTGATCGCTCGCTCTTGAGCAGTGAACGCTCTTGGCGCATTGAATTTAATAGAATTTAGATCTTCAGCAACTGCACCATCAGCAGCGCTACTAATTGTAGTAACAACTACATCTGCTTCATTATCAATTCTACCGGCGTTGATGAATCTAAAGCAACCATTCGGTAATTCACCATTTGATATTCTATATTCAATAACAACGATTGCATTGTTTTTTGGCTTCCGGCCTACAACACCATCGCCAAAAACAACCTCGTATAAATCACCAACGCCCGGTTGAACAAAAAATACAGTAGAAGTTTCATCGTAACCAAACAATGAAGTTGCTCTAGAATATTCTATATTTACAGATCCATTGTCTTCAAGTACTGTAACAGATAAACTTGATACATCTACATTTTTATTATTGATTTTATATATCAGAGGATTGCTATAGTTAATAGCATAAGTATCGCTTAAGTAGTTACCTTCGTAAATAGTAATAGTATCACTAACAAAAGCTCCATTTACTTTATTTGAAAGTATGATATTTTCTGTTGTATTAAATGAAAATGAATAATCATCTATTCTTGTTATAAAAGAAGTACCCTTTGGTATTACAATAGAGTTTTTATTCTGATCTGTTGGTGTAATTGATAATTGAATATCTGCTTTAGCGGATGTAAATGATCTTGGAAGATAATTAAGCTCTTTGGCGTGTGAAATAACGCTGTCGCGCAACTTCGCCGAGTCCAGAAACATTTCATTTCCGACCATATTTAAATAAAATGCATTTTGATATGTGTTATATGCAAGAACGTCTAATAGAACTGACAGGTTACTACCATCAAAATCGTAATCTTTAAATTCTTCTTGTTCAGTCAAATAAGTTTTGAGCGAAGTTTTGATTGAATCAAAGTCTAATTGAGTTAAAGCTATACTTGAGTTTGCAGCCATTATCTTGCTCTATAAAGTGTTAAATTAAGTGCGACAGGATTTACACTATTTATTATCTCAAAATAGATGTATATATCATAGGCGTGTCTAGATTCATTTGCCTGAACGATAATATCGACTATTCTAGCTCTTGGTTCATATTGGCGAATAGTTTCATCTATAGTCTTTTTTATTTCTTCTGAAATAGCATTAGATATGTTTTCAAACAAAAGACTTTTGATTCTGCACCCAATTTCTGGCTGAAACATTCTATCATATTTTTCAGTAAGAATTAAATTACGAATAGAACGCTTTACAGATTCTTCATTAACATATTTTGCTAAGCGCTTGTTTTGAGGATGAGCATTAAAATTAGTATAAAAGTCACTGTAATACGGCTTCTTAGCAGAAGCTACTTCTGTTCTAGTAATTTTATTTATTCTGGTGACATCGACCATTTAAATCTCTTTTCTTTTATTTATTTGACCGGAGGCGATCCAGAACGGCTATGCTTATGTTTTTGTAAAGAAATACCATCTGATATAATGTCACCATCAGACTTTAATTCTCCTGTTAATTCAACATCTCCATCAATGTATATCTTACCGGTCATACCAATATCTGTTCCACTAATATTCACAACACCAGACTTAGATACTAAATCAATGTCACCATCAGAAGTAATTTGGATCTTACCTTCATTTGATAAAATTTGAAGATCACCCTTGATAACACTAATAGAATGATCATTAATAGTCACACTAGTAGAATCTTTTACTGACTTCGTAATAATGGTACCATCAGGAAAGATCTCAATATATGATCCAGACTTATGATAAACATGAACTCGCTCAGCTGTTGGAGTATCATCAAGTTCTAGAACATGCCCGCTTTCAGTTGTAATAGTTTTATTATATGGATATTTAGCAGCGTATTTGGTTTTCTTTTCTCCGAGTTCTTCTACATAATCTTTTTCAACTGGGCCGTTACCTCTAGCATAACTTGAAACCGAATGATTCGAATCATCTACCGCATAAGGAAAACTACCAATAATGTAAGAAAGCTTAGAGTCGACTCTAAAACCAAATACCTTTGAGTCTTTACTCAACCCAACGGCCGACACGCCTATTCCTTTTGCATTTGCTCCAGTGGTTGGCATAACAATATGGCACCAAAATAGATTATTATTAGATTCTAAAGAATGACCAATAAGTTCTTTTACTTTGATCCGGCCCATCTTTTGTGGGTCATCGATGTCGACAACTTCACCCTGGAACCAGCGTTCAATATTCATTCTATAATTCCTTTACGCATAAGCTCTTGGAGCCTCACCACCATAACCATCTTTTACAATCTCTAGTGCTTGCAAGTAATCAGAATTTTCACCAAATGTTAATAAATGCCGGCACTTAGTAACTAGATAATTACCAGCGGCTACAGAATTGGTATCAACATATGATCTGTCTTCACCCAAGGTGAGTGCATTAAATTCTGGAATCTTTGCAGTAATCACGTCTCCGATAGTTATTGTAGTATCACCATATATTGTAATTTGTGCAATTGTATTAAACAAGAATGAAAGATAATATGGTCTTACTGCTGCAGCATAAGCAGACTCTGCTGTTTCTATAGTAGGATCATACCGGTATTCTATAATCCTACCTTCACTCTTTGACAACTCATTTTGTGCTGCTGTAGACGATGACTCAGAGCCTTTATTCAATTGAATGAAACTAAGCGTTTTTGGATTTACACTAATATCTTCAATTTCTTGAGTATTAATATTAATCTTTCTTACTGTAACCTTTCCTGCGCCGAGAGCTCGAGTAACATTGGCATTCCCAGTTTGAATTGCTTTAAATGCTAAAATGTTTCTCCATGAAGTGCCTTCCATACTAATATTAGATACAGTAGATTGAGTGAAGAATTTATCACCAATTTTAGTAAGGCCCTCTTTAACTAATCCTTCAAAAGATTTAAAATGGTATCCTTTAGTGTTTTCAAAGAATAAGAAACAGTGTCCCTTAAATTCTGAAGACATTGCTTTCAATCTAATTTCGTCGATTGCAGTAAAAGGATTCACAATAGTAAAATTAAACGCGTGAAGACCTTCAGTCTTTTCTAGGAAAATCGGTTTCTTCGTCTCTATACCATCTGCTGACTGAAGAATAGTTGCTATCATTCTTTCACATTCTATCTTTTTCTTTACCAGCGACATGTTCTTCTTTTGTGATGACACTAGAGCTTCTTTTGAAACGCACGTAATTTTGTAGACAATTCCCTTGTCATCAGGAAGAGTGTCTGCCGGATCTACAATAATAGGGTAAAAAGTATACTTTACTGAAGCTTCTGCGTTATCATCATATGTAGTAAATTCAAGATCGATACTTTGCTCTAAAAAATTAAAATGATCAAACATGCCAACTTTATCTGATATAATAAATTCTGCAATTACAGTTGGCTCAAGTACACTTTCATATATGTCAGCCATCGCACAGTATGGTGTAAGCCCCAGTTTTCTTCCACCGGGCACACTCATTTTGAAGTTTATAAGTTTGAATTTACCTTCACGGTACTGCGTTGGCGTCATTGTTTAAGTTGCTCAATAAATGTTTTTTCAATATCCGGAACATAACTAGACTTGATCATAGTAATATACTTCTTAAGCTCATTTTGTTCTTCTTCATAATCATAAGCATACACAGGAGCCCAGAAATTCTGTTCTTCAATTGTAATATTTTCTTTCAGCGTTATAACATCTGTAATATTTTCAGAGGTAGAAACTTCAAAATCACTTTCTATATGCTGAACAATAAGAATACCAGCATCATCGTCTTTAGATACTAGTGTTCCGGAAGCAGCAGTGGAAGTTTGGCTAATAATATCGCCAACATCAAAAGAAGAAATATCAATTGATACAGTTAACTGTACAATTCTATTTGTAGAAGCGATCCAATCTTCTTTTACTCGTTCATAGCCAACTATCTGTGATGTTATATTAAGTCTCGGCTTCCAGTATTTCTTGATGTTCGAACTTAGATTGTCATACACTGATTCAGAGATTAAACTTTCATCAGGAGCCCAGTCATTTCTATAAAATAAAATTAAGCTTCTAGCTAATTCTATAGAGCCATATTTGCCAATTATATAGTTGTTGAAGTCTTGATTTGATTTATAGTAATCATGATATGGATCTACAATACTATTGGCCATATAGATTAACCAATCGTACTGTGAAGAATTATAATAATTAAAAGAAAGAATGTCTGGTCTAGTACTACCTTCTTGAAGAACATAGTCAAAATTAACATAAATATCTTTTTTAGTTTTATCTGTAAAATCTACTCGCGCTAAAATATTCTTAGCCGGAGTGCCATTATAATCAACAAGTGGAAATCTGTTAAAATACTTACCCATGATTATTTAGCAACTCCTTTAGCAACACCTGTGTAAATACTTGCTACTAAGCCTTTACCTTCATCTATAGCCGATCCTAATCCTATTTTACGAGCCCCTGCCTCTGCAGCATCTTTAAAGTTCTCAAGATTATCTGGGCGGCCGCCGGACTGTAGTCCATAATCACGAGCCGTCTGAATTTCGGTTTCAAGTAACTGTATTTCTAATTGAATCATGGTAGGCTCTCTCGAGCCAGCAAAGAATGAAGGTATACCGGCTGGAGCATAGTTAACAGACACACTTTTGATCAAACATTTTTTAAAGTTTATAAGTGGTTCGTTAAATCCCATCAACGCAATTTCAACCATAGGAGGATACTGGAGCGCTGCTGTACCCGTAGTACTGTAATTTGGTAAAGAATTCTTTTTAATCTCATTAACAATTGCTCTAAGATTTTTGCTTTCTGCTGGATTTCGCGGTGCAAATGTCCATTGGAACGAATGAGATCTCAGTTCAACACCAGAGAATATTGCTTGCAAATGTGGATTAGGAACTGCACCTAGTGCCTGACCGAGCGCATCAGCTCCAGGGCCTTCGAGTGCTTGAGCAAGCTTTGCGTATAAAATAGCAAACTCCGTGCCCTGCACAGCCGTCCCGGCGCCTCGAAGGAGATCAAAACCAGCATCTGCTAATCCACCAGCAACACCGCCCATTTTAGATGAATTAACATCCAGCTCGAACGTTTCTTTTAAATCTCTTGGAACTGGAAGATGTATAGTTTTAAATCTTTTAAAGACTGCTTGCATCTGTGGGCTCGGTCTTTCATAGCTCTGAAAGTCTAAAGCCATGTAATATTGCCCCATTTGATCTGGGAATTGCATCACCGCGGCCGAAGAAATATCTGTTGTGTTAATTTTTTGCATAGCATCTAAAGTAGTTTCAGCACTTCCTGCTAACATATTTTGTTCTATTTCTCTAGGCGAAACGCGATTTTGTTCCGATGTAGAAGTTCTGAAAAAATCATCTGCTCTTCCATTTGAAAACGCATCACCAAACCTAGACGACAAATCCGAAGTCACAGCAGAAGACAGACCTACTTTATTTAGACCTTTTGCAAAAAGATCTTCTACCGCATTTTCAAGCTTTTGTTCCACCTTATTGATAGCACTATTCACTAGTCTATTAGCAATACCTCCGAGATCTTTCTTAAAGCTTTTGATATTTAGATTGATAATTGCCATGACTTCTCTTCTTTGAAAGTTCTCTAGTTATTTATAAATAGATCTATGGCGTATAAAGGCAAATTTAAACCAATTAATCCTTCAAAATATAGAGGTGATCCTACGAACATTGTTTATCGTTCGCGGTGGGAACTTGTTTATATGTCTAGATTAGACAAAGATTCAAGTGTTCTAGAATGGGCGAGTGAAGAACACGTGGTTCCTTATCGTTCGCCTATTGATAATAGAATTCATCGATACTTCGTAGACTTCTATATAAAAAAGAGAATGCCAGATGGTAACGTCAAGTGTGCTCTCATTGAGATTAAACCTAAAAGCCAGACAAAGCCTCCAGCTGTAATAAATAAACCAAACAAGCGTTATATCAATGAAGTGATGACGTGGGGAATTAATGAAGCTAAATGGAAAGCTGCTACAGAATTCTGTAGAGATCGTGGCTGGGCATTTGAAATTTTAACCGAAGATCATTTAGGACTGAAATTCTAGTGGCAACTATATTTGATACAATCATCACTCAGGGTGTTCGTTCTGGACAGATTCCGGCGCGTACTCAAGCGTCACGTGATTGGTTTCGCGATACTGCTGCTAAAATGAGAACCGTAAATGAAAGATCACTTATGAAGGGTGATCAGGGTAGATTGGTTGCTAAACCAATTATTGGCTCGATGTATATGTTTAATTATGATCCTAAGTGGAAAGATGAACTTCCATATTATGATAGATTTCCTATGGTCTTTCCATTTCGTAAAGTTCCAGGTGGATTTTATGGAATCAACCTTCACTATCTTCCACCGCAACTCAGAGCAAAACTAATGGATGCTCTGTATGATTATGCCAACAACACTCGCTACGACGAGTCAACAAAGATCAAATTAAACTATCAGCTTCTCACAAGCATTTCAAAGATGAGATTCTTTTCGCCTTGTGTAAAGCATTATCTAGATGAGCATGTACGTTCTCGTTTTATGTATGTGTACCCTTCTGAGTGGGACATTGCTCTCTTCTTACCAACAGAACGTTTCGCCAAGAAGTCGAAGACTCAGGTATGGAACGATTCAAAGAGAATGTTAGGGATTAGAAAGTAATGGCAGGATTACGCGAACAGGCTGAAAGTGGATCCACTACGAGTGCTCTTAATGCACTGCCAGGTGCTAACCAGAGTGTGGCTAAATACGGCCGCGAAAAAT